TAATGGAGATAATTATAGTAGGAAAGTTTTAGATATAAGCAGAAAAGATTTAGAGTATTTAAAATATAAAAAAAGATTTCTTAAGGATGCAAAATCAACTCAAAATTTTAATCAGTTAGTTGATAATACTAATGGTAATTTTAGATTAGTTGAAACAACAAAACCAAACGGTAGAAAATCTTATAGTCTTCAGTATAGAAGTACTCATGGATATAAAACTTTTTCTACAGGTAACGAGGATTCTGGACTTGCAAATTTAACACCAGAATATATTGATGATCTAAAAAGAAAAGGTTGGAAAGGTATATCTCAATACAGCAGTTGGTATGATTTAACACCTGAAGAAAGAAAACAATATGGACGTGAAGAATGGATTAACACACCTTTTCAAACAGATTTACGTATAGATAAAGATGGTAATACATGGAGTGGATGGGACTCTTATGGAAACATTAGTAAATCAAAATCTCCTTTACACTACACACTTAGAGATCAGGATTTATATATGCTTCCAGAAACTATAAAACAGAAATATGATCTTCTTGGGAATGACCGTTTGCAAATGGATCCAGGAAATGGTGAAATATATTTAGTTAACAATAGGGGAAGTCTAAGATCTGTGATTAGTCAAAAAGATATGAAATGGTTTCAAAATCCTGGTAGATTAAAAAAAGCGCATGATGATCCTAAATTTAATTTTAAAGAAGATAATGTTCTTGATTATTTAAATAATTATGATTTTAAATATTGGACAGATACTCAACCCATAGAATCAGAAGCTCAGAATATTAAAATAGAAAAACAACAACCTACACAATCTGTTGTTACTGATTCTGATAAAAATCTTAATGATGATGTATCAATAGAAACAAATATGCCTGAAGTAGTTCTTACTCCTCAAATGGAAGAAGCAAGAAATAAAAAATCTGAACCAAAAGAATTTGCAAATGTTAGGGGATCTACTAAGTATGTAAATAAATCTGCGGATGCTATATTAGACTCAATTAATAAAAATGATTATAGTGAACAAAATCTAAATAGAGATTTAGATATGTTTAAAAAATATTATGGAGAAGACAATCTTGCACTATTAAAAGATAGAATGTCAGAAATTCCAAAAGCACAAAGAGGTTCTGAAATAAGAAATATAGAAGAAAAAGATAAAAAAGAACCAGGATGGCTTGCAAAACGTTTAAGAGAATCTGTAACTCCTATTGGTTATAATTTAACTCACGCCACTAAAGAAGTTATAGCAGGAAAAAAATTACCATTTGAATGGGATGGTAAATCTCAAACATGGGAAACATTTGGAGAAAATCTTGGAATGAGTCCTGAGATGTCTGAAAATATAAAAAATACTTCACAAGATTTATGGGATCAATATTTAGGTTTTAAACCTGAAAATGAAACAATAAAACAATCATCATTTATTCCTTCTAAAGGAAGTGGTACTGGAAAATATTATTCTTTTAACAATACAGAAAATATATGGAATGATGCTGTAAAAAACTATGGATCTAGTTTATTTGGGGCATATAAACCAGGAGATGAAAATAATGTTGTATGGGTAGAAGACTCTAGTGCTGGAGGGTTTGGTTTAAAAAATTATAAATTAGAAAAAGGATTTGATAAGGAACGTAATCTTCCTTATATATCTTATTATGATGAATTTGATTTTGATATTCCTGTTGCAGGATTTGCTAAAATAAAAGGTGAAAAAATAGCTGGAGATCCTTTTGAACTATATGGTAGACTTTATTATGATGAAAAACCTGATCTAGATGGAAATATAATTCCAATAAATGAAGACGATATAAATGACTACCATACAGATCGTGAAGCTTTAAAGGCTGGTATAATTTATGTAGAAAGCAATGATGGAAAATATATGAGTAATGCTGAATCTACTTCCACAGGTTTATATGGTCAATTATTTTCAGAAGTAGAAGATAATGAAAAGTATGATGGTAATAGAGATGACTTTAAAGTGGATGTAAAAGCACAAGATAATATCTTTAATGAAAGATATAATGGTACTTTATTTAAAAATCAAAAAGGATTACAAGAATCAGCAGATGATTTATATACAGAATATAAAAATCAAATACCAGAATTTCCGTATGATAAAACAGAAGTTGCGGCATTAATTAATTTTTTAGGTAGACAAGGCACTAGAGAATTTTTATCAAAAGTTGTTAGAGATGGTAAAGATATAGAAGAAGTATTTCCTAATTTATATTCAGAAGATGCAGATCAAAATAATAAAACACCTAATGAATATATAGAGCAATTTAGAGATGGTGTTAAAAAATATAAAAAATATGCTACATTTGAAGATTATGTTCTTAAGGTCTTACCTCAAAATATATCAGAACAATTATTAATTGATTATGATGAAGAAGAAATAGAAAATAAAGAGTTTTCAAAAGGAGGAGAAATGAAAGGTAAATTCTATAGGAAGTGGGATACCTTAATGCATCAACTGGATAAGTATGAAAATGGTGGAAAAGTATCTGGCGTTGTTAAAGATGAATTAATGCTTTATGATTTAATAGACAAACCAAAAAGAAAATTTAGCACAGGTGGACCTGTAACTGATGGTTCTGATTGGAAAGGTGTTCCTCAATCTCAAATGACTGATATTCAATATGAACGAATGTTAGAAGATATGAAAAAAGGAAAAGGAAAAAAAGAAAAAGAAGAAGAACCAGTTATTATACCACCAGATGTAGATAAATATGAACCAGAAAATATAAAAGAAGAAGAGGAAAAAATAGTTATTAATAAGAAAGAAACTAAACCTAAACCTAAAGTAAATAAAATAAATGTTAGTAATGATTATGATAATCTTTCATTTGGTCCAGCATTTGATAAGTTTAGATCTGAATTAGGTCCAAACCGTATATTTACTTGGAGAGGAAATAAATATCAAACTAATAAACATGGAGAACCTTGGAATCCTTCTGAAGCAGAACTTGAAATAAATAATTTAAATAACAAAACAACACACACTAATATTCAAACAGAAAAAAAATTAGTTAATTCTATACATACTAATAAGGTATCTCCTGATTTAGAGACTGCTACAAACACATGGAAAAATATAAAAAATGTAAAGAGTAATAATGATGATGTTAATAAATTACAAAATATTGATAAAATTCATTATTACCATAATCAAGATCTTCCGGAAAATGAACTATATGAAACTATTGAGTATACAGTTAAAGATGGAGATGATTTAAATTATATTGCAAAAGATAACTTAATTAGTATGGGTAAACTCATGCAAGATAATAATTTAAATAGTAATACTATTCAATCTGGTCAAACTTTAACTATAAGAAAACCTAAATTAAAACCTTATATAGTTATAGATAAAAAGGCTGGTAAAACTTATGTTTATTATCCAGGAGATTCTCAACCTTATGATTCTTACAATACTTTACTTGGTAAAAATACTGGAGATGAGCAAACTGTTACTAAAGCTATAGATCAAAATAATGATGGTGTAATTAATGATAAAGATAAAGTTAATGGTAAATTTATATTTGATCCTGGATCTGGTAATAGAAAAACAGGAGCTGGTATTTTTACTATATCAAAGGTAAATTCTGATTCTCAATTTTGGGATGAATCTGGACAAAACCGTCCTACACCTTCTTTTAATCTTACAAATGATAATCAACCAGATGGTCAAGAAATAGGAACTACTATACATGGTATAAAAACTGATAATGAAGCAGGACAAAAAAGAAAAGATGCTTTATATAGTTCAACTTCAGGTGATAATAGAACAACCTATGGGTGTGCTAATTTAGGTTGTAGTGACTTAATTGATATGTCTAATATTGTAGAACCTGGAACTAAAGTTTATATTCTTCCTGATAATCCTAAAAATTATTTTAATTATCAAGATGGTCAAATTGTATTTAAAGCAAATGAAGAAGCTCCAAAAAATAAAAAAGGTCAATTTATAAATCCAGAGACAGGAGAAGTATCAAATGTAGGATGGTATCAAGATGAAAGAGGTACATGGCAAAAAGGTCAAGGAATCAATAGAACTAAAAATACAATTAATTATAATCCTATACGTATATCTGTAGATAAAAATAAAATACAAGAAACTGGTATAGATTATAATTCTACTCCACATCAAGAAAATATTGAATTTAATAAAACTACTAAACCTTATTTAAATTCTTTAGTAGAAAATAAATCAAAGATTTTAAAAGCTCTTTCATCTGAAGGAATTAATAGTGGTATTTCTAGTGATACGTATGACAGAATAGTACAATTATCTTTTGGTATTTATGGAGTAGAAAGTGGAATGGGTAATGAAAATACTGAAGCAATGAATATTGCTTTAAGTCTTGGTAAAACTTTCAACTTAACCGAAACTAATCCAGATGTTCAAAGAAAATATGATGGTTATGGTTTTTGGGGTATGGACAATATAGGAAAAATGAAACTTAATGCACAAGATATAGATGATAGTGTAGGATGGACACAAATTAGATGGGGTAAAATAAGACCAAAAGGAACAAGATATAAAGACAGCAATGGTGAGTGGCAAGTTGCAAAAAAAGATATGGGTACTCAAGCACTAACTCCTAAAGAAATGAAACTCTTAAATAAACTAGGTATTAAAGATCAACATGATTTAATGGATCCTAAAAAAGCAGCAATAGCTACTCAAGCTCTTTTAAGTATGAGATATAATACTAGATTATCACATTTAACAGAAGATGAAAAAAATAGTGATATGATATATGATGAACTTGCTGGAACTTGGAATACAAATAAAAGTTATTCAAAAAGAGTTTCAAATTATTTTGAATTTATAGATGTATATACAGCTAATATGGATGATATTGAAGAATCAGATATAAAAGAAAAGGCTCCATCAAATATTCCATTTATTCAAGGAGCAGAAGGAGAACCTACTATTCAAACTGAACCTGACATTATTTATCTTGATATATTAGGAAATGAAGTTTCTGCTGATAGTGTAAAAGCAATATTTTCTAAAAATCTTACTGATGGAAAAATTAGAAAACATACACCTACCCCTGGTGTTAAAACTGAAGGAAATTATAAAAGTGAAGAAAAAGAAACACCTCTTCCACCCCCACAATTTGGTTTATCTAACATAGGTCCTAGAATTGCAACTTGGGTTTATGATTCAGTGGTGAAGAAAGTAGATGGAGGACAGATAGATTCAGATACACAAAAACAAATATATACAGATTATATAAATGGAAATTTTGACAATACAAATCAAGAAGTTAAAGTTAAAAAGTTAATTGATAAAATGAATAGAGTTTATTATAATACATCTAAAGCTGCAGGAGGACATGTTTATGATTATATTAGAAAATTATAAATTAGATTATCTCCTTATTATTTAGTATATTATTATATATAGTGTATTTTTTATATGAGTAAAAAAAGTAAAAATATAAATTGTCCAACAGCATGTGAATCTCCTGATTTACAAGCTGCTAATGAGAATGCTGCTGTAGAAAATGCAAGCTATAGACAATCTGAAGGAAAAAATGGATGTGAAGGATGTGCTCTTTTTGATGTTTCTAACAGAATGAAAAAATGTATTGATGATAATTCTGGTAATGTAGGATATTGTTGGTCAAATTATTTTAAATGCAAAGCAGGAATGACTTGTGATGCTTTTGAAGAAGGTGGTCCTTTAACTAGTGACAGTGCATCAGAAGAATTGCAAAATAGATTTAAAGAAGAAGCACTTAGTAATCAACCTATTCCAGTTACTGCTCAGGGAGCAGAATCTCAAACGACAGAACAAATGATGCAGAATCCACAAATACAACAGCAATCAATGCAAGGCCCACCTCCAGAAGGAATGATGCCTCCTCAAGCTATGATACCTCAGCAAGGAATGCAACAACCTATGTTTCAAGAAGGTGGAGAAGAAGATAATCCTGTTACACCAGAACAAGAAGAGTTAATGTTGAACTACTGGGAATCTCTTGATACTAATGAAGATGGTCAATATAATGAACAAGATAGTATATATTATAATCCTTACTATCATTCTGTTTATGATTTTCGTAGTGATGCTCCTAAAAACGAAGAAGGAGATTTTATAGATCAAAACATGTTTGATTATGATGAGGAAGGTAATCCTCAAATGTCACAAGAAATGTATGATAAATATGCTCATTATATATTACCTAATTTAAATGAACAGGGTAACTATGCTAGTATTTTTGATGATTCTGATCAACTAATAATACCACAAAGAGATGCACAAGGTAATATATATTTACCTGGATATGAAATGGCAGATGAAGTAATGACAGAAGACGTATATTCTGATGTTGAAAGAGAACTTCCACAAAAAATAATTGATCAAGTAGGAGAAGTAGCATTTGATGCTTGGTTAGTTGGACTAGGTAGTCAACAATTAGTTAATCCTACTTCAAAAGTAGTAAATAAGGTTAGCGAAAAAGTAATTAAAAATAAAGTAATAAAAGAAGGTACTAAACAAGGTGTTAAAAATCTTCTTAAACTAGGTACTAAAGGTGCAGGTGCAGTAGCATGGCCTCTTGAAATTGCGGATTTTGCATACCAAACTATTAAAGGAGAACCTGAAAACTATTGGTTGTGGAAAGATATTGCTAAACCAGCAGCAAATTGGGTATGGGACAAATGGGGAGATGCTCTTGATTGGGGTAATGAACAACTTAGAAAAGATAATCAATTCCGTGAAACTCAAGATAATTTAAATTCTAATAATCCAGAAAACAAAAAAGAGGGATTAAATCAATTGTATCAAGGTTTTGGTGGTTACTCTATTCCTACAAGATATTGGCAACAAGGTGGTGAGCAATTACCATATGTAACTAGAGAATATGATAGTCTTGATGAATATCATACAGCTAAAAGTCAAAGAAAAGGAAATAGTCTTGGTGTATCACCATTAGCCGGTGTAGGAGATACAAATATAACAGATGTATTTGGCCCACTTCTTGATACAAATAAAAAAAGAAAAACACATACATTATATAATGAAAGTGATGAAACAATGTTTTATGATCCAACAAATCCTACTAGATTATATAATGATGAAGAGTGGGAACAATATAATACTCAAAAAGGTTCAGATAACTTTGTTGCAGCATTAAATAAAAGGCATGAGCAAATGCCAGATAAATATCAAAAGGTTACAGGCTTTGATCCAGTAACAAAAGAAATAACATATGCAGGAGATAAATTAGAAGGTGACTTATTAAATGAAGGATGGCAAGATCAAGTTGAAAGTGGTAATTTTCCAGAATATCATGGTTGGACGCAAACAGAAGATTCTGTAATAAATGATGGAGTAATGACAGGGTTTGATAAAGGAACTAATATACTTGATGAAGATGAAACAGGACAATATACTTTTGGAGAAGGAGATGACAAAAGAACATTCAAAAAAACATCTTATCCTACAGAAGCTTATGGTGGAGATATAAGACATTTCTTTCCTGAATTTGAATTAGGTTCTGAAACTCTTGACGCATATGGAATAACCAGAAGACCGCCTAATCCAAGTTCTCAAATGGATGTAAGAAAACCTATCAGTCATTATCAAACAGGTGGTATTTATGATCATGAAATTAATCCATATACTACATATGATGAGAATGGTAATATAGTTGGTACTGATAATCCTTTTTTAACTGAAGAGTCAATGGAAACTAGAAATTATACTAAAGATGTATATGACCGTTCAGAAAATGAAGGAGGTACAGGATGGGGTTATGGTAATCCAGAAAGAGATCTTGACTATGTTCCACAATCAGCATGTCCTTGTGATGATGGAACAATGTCTATAGATTGTTGTAAAAAAGAACCAAAAGCTGAAGATCCATGTCCACCATGTAATGGAATAGTTCCAGAAAGAGATGCTAATGGTGATTGTCCTCCTTGTGATCAAAATGATGATGGTCAACCGTGTCCTTGTCCAGATGGAACAGAATCTATTGATTGTTGTGATGAAACTGATCTTGGAAATAGAGATGATAGTGCACCAGGAGGAAGAGGTAATTTTGATGTTGGAGCAGCTGCTGTTGGTTTAATTGATACACTTAGACCAATAAATAGAATGTTTAGAGCTAAAAAAGAAAGGGATAGAGCAAATGATTTAAAGAGAAATCAATTAGCAGATAATCAATTTACTGTTGCAGGTAATCAAGAATCAAAAGGAGATTATGATGTTAATACAGGACAACTAAAACAAAACAAAAGAGTTAGAAGTAGACAAGGTAAATACGGAGCCGAACTATCAAAATTTTTATTTGGTTCAGAGTATCAAGATGGAGGATCTTATAAAATACAAGATGAAATAGATGGTGGAGATATAGTAGATTTAGATGAAAAAACAATTAAACAACTAATAGCTGCAGGAGCAGATATAGAAATATTATAATTATGGGAAGAAAAGTAAGAATAAAAAGTTTACCTAAAGGTTACTCTATTTCAGAAGGCAAAGTTATCATGCAAGAAGGAGGATCTAAAACAGGAGATCAAAGCAATTTTGGGCTAACTACTTTTCCTGAAGTTGCAAATCTTAATGGTGGTGATAATACTTCTTATTTTCCATCAGGAGGTTCTGTTAAAAAAACTTTACAACCTGTACCTAGAGATGAAGCAAATCTTGAAGCAGAAAAAGGAGAAACTGCTTTAACTGATATGAATAATGATGGAGACTTTGAATTATATAATATAGGTGGTAAAAGACATCATTCAGGTGGAACTCCATTAAATTTACCTGATCAATCATTTATTTTTTCTGATACTTCAAAAATGAAACTTAATAAAGGTGAGTTAGCAGAAATAGGTATAGACTCTGAAAAGAAAATAACTCCTGCAAAAGTTTCAAAAAATTATGATCTTAATAAATTTATAGAAGTATTAGATGATCCTCATTCTGATAAAATTTCTGTTGATACTGCAGAATATATGTTAGATAAAAATAAAAATAAACTTTCTCAATTAGCTTTTATACAGGAAGCAAAAAAAGGTTTTGAAGAAGGAGTACCTTTAGCAGCTCATCCCTATTTAAAGTCTCAAGGAATTAATCCTGGAGAATATGCTGTAAAAATAAAACAAGTTAATATGGAAGAAGAACAAGCTAAACAAGGTTTAGAAACTCCTCCTACTAATAATGAAAGAATGATGGTTCTTCAACAGTTTATACAGCAATCACAACCTAAACCTCAACGTATTCCAGAACTTGGAGAAGTTGTTGCACAAGAGTCAAATGAAATGACACAACTACCTATGGCACAATTAGGAGGAGAAGGTATAAGAAATTTTGCTCAAAAAGAAATGGAAAAATTACAAGGATCTAATTTATCTAATCAAATGGGCTTTGTTAATCCTTTTAAACCAAAAGGTAAAGGTAGTGTATTTAATACTACAGATTTAGCAATAGGAGAAACTGAACAATTTCAAAAAGGAGGATCAAAAAAGAAAAGAACTGACTTACAAGAAAATTGGGGTAGTGATGAGTGGGTTGATTTTAAAGATAAGTTTTATGATTTATATGCACAAAGAACAAACAAAACACTAACAGATGAGGATAAAGAAAAATTAGATCAAATGTTCTATAAAGATATGGAAAAAAAAAATTAATGCATGAGAATTTAGATAAAGATTTTTTAAAAGGTGATGACTGGGATACAGCATGGACAGAAGATGATGATGGTAATTCTATTAAAGATCATAACTGGAAGTATAAAAGTGCTGTAGATAAAATCAAAAGTGATCATGGTTATGAAGGAGAAGCATTTACTCAAGATGAGGTTGTTCAAATGGAAGATTTTTATAAGACCATGAATGCTATGGGTAATGATGATCAATATAAAAGTTTATTAGAAGGAACTCAATTTTATGATTCAGGAACAGGTGATCAAAGAATGGGTGAAGATTATGATTCTTCAGGATATTATGGAAATGATTTTGTTGGATTTGGTGTTAATACACAATTTGAAGAAGAAGGAGATGGTCCACCTCCAACAATAAATGCTCCAGAACCAAATGATCCAGATTTTTGGCTGCAAGATAAATTAGGAATAGCTAATGCTGTTGCAAATAAGTTCGGCTTAAAGAAACGTTATCCAGTTGGAGTAACATATCAAGAGAATTTAATAGAACCTTTATATCAAGATCCAGGAAGAGCAATAGCTGCTATTGGAGAACAAGCAGCAATTGCAGCTAATTCAGCATCTACATTTGCAGGCCCTCAAAGAGCAGCTGCAGTACAAGCTAAAGCACAAGGTGTTGCCGCAGAGCAGATAGCAGATACATTAGCTAAAGTTGATAATCAAAATCAAAAGATTGCATCTGAAACTAATATGAGAAATGCAGAAATTAAATGGAAAACACAAGATGCAAATAAAAAAGAATTAAAAGAACTGTATAATAATACAAACCTTACAGAAGAAAACTATGATAATCAGTTAAGAGCTGCTAATGAAGTTATTACAAAAAGAATGCAAGAGGCTTACACTAACAGAGCTAACACTGATAATCTTAATAAGTTATATCCTCAATTTGATATTGATCCATCAACAGGAGGTCTGATAAATATAACAGATCCAAAAGCTTTCTATGCTCATTTAAATAAAGATCAATCTGAATTTGATAAAAGATTAAACAAATTAAATAAATTAGATGAAAAAGGTTGGATTCCTGAAGATGGTATAGATGATAAGACAATACAACTATTATTAAAGAGTGAAGGTCAAAATCCTAGTTCAGATATGGAAAATTCAATCATGTCAGGTGGCTATCAAAATCCTGCTGCTTTTACTAATACTTTTGATCAACAGAATATATCAAGATATGGTTCTGAATATAAACCTTTTGCATTACAAAGAAAAAAAAGAAGACTTAAAAATGTACCGGATGTATTTTAATACACCTTAAAAGTGTAGCATTATTAGTTTTAAAACTTAAAAAATTTTATTATTTTTGATATATGGCCAGTTATTTACCAAATCACCAAGGATACATACCGCAGTTGCAGACGTTTACGCCTGACTATAAGTTCTTATCTAATGTTCTTCAGCAAAGGCAAAATAGGTATGATCAAAATTATAATGCTATAAATAACCTATATGGCCAAGTAGTATATGCTCCATTAACTAGAGATGACAATAAAGAAAAAAGAGATCAGTATGCAAATGATATAAGCAACTCTTTAAAACAAGTTTCTGGTTTAGATCTTTCCTTACAGCAAAATGTTGAAACAGCAAAAGCTTTATTTAAACCTTTTTATGATGATGAAGAGTTGGTTCAAGATATGTTTAGAACTAGAAGATATCAAGAAGAATCACAAAATATGATGGAGATGAAAAACTCTAACATTAAAAAAAGAAGAGATAACTATTGGACTTATGGTGATAGATTTTTACAAATGAATATGGAAAAGTTTAAAACTCTTTCAGCTGATGAAGCATATAATTTACCTATGCCTGAGTATGTAGAAAATCCTAATCTATTTGAAGAAGGTCAAAGATTATTAAGTGATCCTAATCTTGATGGAGATACTAGTGATGCTATGAAAATAGAGTATACAGATACATCAGGAGACTTTATAGTTACGTATGAGAACGGAAGAGCAATGACTAATTTTCCATACATTGATGAAAATGGTGTACAACGTTATAAAAATTGGGGAACAGAATGGTTAGCACAAGCTCTTCAAGATGATCCTAAAGTACAAAGAGGTTACTATGTAATGGGACAAGTTGTTGCAGAAGATTGGATTCAATCTAATTTAGAAGAGTATGGAGGTAACCGTTTTGCAGCTCAAAAAGCATGGGATGATAAAATTATAAAAGAATCTGTAGATGCACAAATAATAAAATTATCAGAAACAGAAACTGCTTTGTTAGCTGCATCATTATCTGCTGAAAGTTGGGAAGAATATAAAAAAACTAATGGTATTGTAGAAGGAACAGCAGAAGCTAAATTATTAGATAGAAAAAAATATGAACTTCAATTAGCTCAAGATGCTAATAAAAGATTAATTGATAGAATAGAAAATCAAAAATCTCCAACTGATGATCCAGAAGGATATCATCAAAAAGCTTTAGTATCATTTATGTCTATGCAGATAGGTGAGCAAATGGATGCTGCTGCTACAAAGTATGCACAGGGTACTTCTAAAGTAGAGTATGAAGTAAATGAACCTAAGCTTCAAGAAAAAAAACATTTATTTGAAAAAGGAATGCAAGAAGCTAAACAAGCATTTGAATGGGATAAAATGATGCAAGAGCATCAAAATAAATTAGAACAAATAGCTGCTGAAGGAGGAAAGGGAAAAGGTGATAATAAAACAGGTAAAGGAAGTCAAGCAGATATGATATCTGGCATGCTTGATGATATAGTAATGTCAGGTAATCTTAATCTTATTGGTCCACCAACACAAGAAAATCCTGAACAACTTTCTTCAGGATGGGAAGCTTTATATTCAAGTTATGAAGGAACAAAAAAAATGAAGTGGGCTCAAATAAGTTTATTATATAATAATATAAAACTTGCACAAGATCAACTAAGTGGTGGAGCTGGTGCAGGATCATTTCAAGTTATAGATGGTGGTAAAAAAGTAACAAAAAGTTTAGAAGAAGCTATGATGTTTCTTTTACAACCTGAAAATTCTGATGAATTAGATAGAATTTATTCACAAATTCAAAAATGGACTAATGAAACAGATGAAGTTGAAACAGAAAATGGAATGGTTACTTTACAAAGATTTGCTCAAGGTGATCCTGGATGGAATATGTATGTTGGAGATGATCCTAATACTAAAGAATTAGAAGGTACACCACTAAGAGTTTTACTTGCTGCTAATGAAACAGATATAATGGGTAATACACTTATGTTACCAGAAATATCAAAACAGTTTAAAACAGATATTCAAAAAAGTTATAGGTATTTAAAACAAAATCAACCAACTAGTGAATATTCTATTAATGCTAAAAATGGATATGCAGATAGAGTTGCACCAACAGCTGTATGGGAAGGTATGAGATGGGGTTTTACATGGGGTGATTTATATGCTCCAGAAGATGCAACAAGACAAGATGGTTCTTCACATTGGGATTGGATGGAGAAAGAGTTTAAAGCTCGTAATTTACTTAAACCAGATGACCAATTAACAGCTGAAGAATTAAAAATGTCTATAAGAGAAAGAATCATGAATACTCCATTAGATTATATGGTAGATAAGGATTATAGAAACTTTCAAATGTTAAGTTTACAAGGTCTTTCTACTGGTGGTAAAGATGAAAGTGGATGGTATCATGATAATAATGCTGAACAACGTACAAAAGAATATCTTAATAAATATTTTTGGGATGATGTTGATGGTGCAAAACAACAAAAATTCTTTAGTGGTTGGAATAGTGGTAGAGGAGAAGTTTGGAATTTTGATAAAAGTAAAGGTTGGTACTTTGATTCTATAAAAGCTCAAAATCTAATTAATGAACATATGGTTAATATGGATAAAGAATTAAATAATTTATGGAGTGATGATAAAGCAATGCTAAAAGAAAAAGGTGTACCTCATCCAACTGTAGTACAAGATGTATATAATTTAGATGTAGATGATGCAGGATCAGGATTAATAGTATATCCAGTTAGTAATACTAATTTTGACACAAGAGAACCATCTGAATCAGCAATGGATAATTTTACAGCTGCTATACAAGCATTTAAAGCTGAAGATGCAATAGCAACTATAATTGGTGGTGATTGGAGTACAAAATTTCCTGAAGAAACTATAGATGATCCTATGGCAAAACAAGCACTATCTCTTTTATTTGGTCAAGTACAAACAGGATTAAATAGTGACTTAGAGAGTAATCAAACAAATTTTTTAATGAGCTGGACACAAGCAGGTGGTGGTGAAGGTTCTAGAACTGATGCAGATGGTGATGGTGTAGATGAGTATCATTCTCTTTATACATTTGATTTAACAGACTCTGGTATACTTGATAAACTTAAAACTATAGAAGGTCCTGGGTATCAAGATGGAGAATTAAAAGATAAGATTAAATTTGAAGAATCTGATCTTTATAAATCTAAAAAAATATCAATGCTTGTAGATCAAGAATTTGATAAAATACATAATAATAAAAATCTTATTAATAATAAACCAGATGGATTAACATTGCTTGTAAATGAAATGGGCACCTATACACCAGACAAGATTCCAGGAGGGGGAACACTTACTGTATATAAAGATGATGCTGGTAATTTTAGAATGAAAGTAGAAAGTCAAGGATTCAATCCTGTTACAGGAAACATAGAATGGGATCCAGGTTTAATAACTAACAGAATTATTGACCCTCAAATGATTTCTGCTGAGGTTGCACAACAACAATTTGATTTTCAAACTTTATCAATAGCAAATAGTTATATGCAAAACCAATGGAAAGAATTAAAAAAAGAAGAAGCTAACAATGCAGAAAACCAATAATAATGGCAGAAGAAAAAGAAATAACTAATAATTTGCCTCAACCAATACCTCCCGCAAAAGATGGAGTTAATCAAACTCCTATTGTTGATGAGACAAATTTTAATATACCTAATTATCCCAAACCACAAGAGTTTGATAGTATAGCAGATTCTATTATACAAGGTGTACAGAATGAAGCTCCTACAATAGATGACAATACAAGAGCTGCACTTGAAGCTGCTTCATATGATATTAATAAAGTACTTCCTCAAATAGGAGGATATAAAAAATATTTAAGCCCAGGTCCTTCTGGACAAGGGTTTAATCCTTGGGAAGCTAGTACAAATAATTTTAATTTAAATACTGTAGAAGGTAGAAGAGCTTTTATGGCAGGTAGTAGTCAAAGAGCTGCACAAAATTTTCAAGACACAGGTAGAGGAACACCTTCTTCAGGAGCATGGCAAGATCCTGTTGTATTTGGAATGCGGGCTATGAATGCTGATAGATATTGGAATCATCCTAAATTTGAAGAAATAGGATATCATCCATTTCAAGATAATGAAAGCTATTATAATACTAATAGTAGTTGGTGGGATGATATGAATAGATCTAGAGGAGCTTTTAGTACAATGTTTGGTCCTGCTTTTACAAGTAACTGGAGAGCTATTAGAGACTTTTTTCATGGTGATAATTTAGCAATGGACTATAAAGGTTCTGAAGCTATGGCAGATGCCATGAGAATAGGATCTTCTAGTAGAGGAGGTATAGGTGGTTTTGCTAATGATCTTTTTATTAACAGTGCATACACTGCTGGTATTATTAGTAGTATGTTTGTTGAAGAAGCAGCTTTAACAATGGGAACAGCTTTTACTGGGGGTGCAACTTCTGGTATACAAGCCCTAAGAACTGCTGGTCATATGAAAACACTTTTTAATTTAGGAGATAAAATTAGTGATATGAGTAGAACAGTGGGTAACTATTCAACTGATTTTCTCAGACAAATAGGCGATGTTGAATATGCTAGAAAATTTTATAACTGGACAAAGGGTAGTACATTCACACCTAGATCAGCTAGATGGTTAGCTAGTCAGCTTGCTCCAGAAACATCTTATGCTATGTCTAAAATAAATTCAACTAGAAATACAGTTGAAAATATGGGTAACTTAGCAAAAACAGGAAAGTTATTTGGTGGATTTTATAGAGATGCAAGAGCTTTAAGTTTAGCTTGGTCTGAATCTAAATTAGAAGGGGGACTCCAAGAACTAGAAAAAAGAGAAGAATACTACATGAGAATGTTAGAGGAGAACGGTGGTAATCCTTTATCTCAACAACAATGGGAAGCTTTAGATTATTTAGCAAAAGCAGATGGTCTTAGTACTGCATGGAAAAACTTTCCTATAATATGGTTAAGTAATAAATTTGTACTAGATGGAGCTTTAAGAGGTTTTAAACCTTTAGGTAGAATGCTAGATGAAACTATGGAAGGTGCAGGTGGTAGAATAATGAGAGGAGAAGTTAGTGGAAAACAAATGTGGTTTGATGCAGGAACAGGTCTCAAAAGAGTTTGGAATGCTGGATTCAAAGGTAATGCCCGTTTATTTGGAGCAGCAGCTCTAAGATACTCTACAGCTAATTTTGCTGAAGGTTTTCAAGAATTAGCACAAGAGGGTGTTTCTGCTGGTACAGGACGTTATTATGATGGGTTATTTGAAGAAGCATTATCAACATCCATAGATCTTGATATTGCTGCTGTAGAATCTGCTAGAAAGACAAATACATATGAAGATGTAATGAAGGGTATTTCTGCTGGTTTTCAAGGAGAGTCAGTTAACTTTCATACGTTTATGTCAGGATTTTTAATGGGTGGTATGGTACAACCATTTCAAGCTGTTTTATTTAAACATATGCCAAATCTCTATAAAAGAGTTTCAGACCCTAAAGAATTTAAAGCATATCAAAAAGCAAAAGAAAAATACATAACAAATTCTGTTAATACTCTAAATGAATTATGGAATGAAAACCCTAGAAAGTATTTTGATATAACAAAGCTAGATGCATTAAATCAAAGATCATTAAATCAAGAAATGTTAAAAGCATCTTATCTAAATGATATAATGGCTTTTAAAGATGCTAAAGATCAAGCAATCTTTAGTAAACTATATACAATGATTAAGCTTGGTAAGGGTGCACAATTTTCAGAGCATATTAAAAACTTTTTAAATATGACTGATGAAGAATTGTTACAAGCATTTCCAGAAGCAGATGCATCAGTTAAAGATATAAGAAAAAGATTTGAGGGAATGGATAAAAAGCTTCTTGATATGCAAGATAAATATCATAAGTTAAATGAAAAATATGTAAATCCATTTGATGAAAATAAATATGAGTTTGGATCTAGAGCTTATGCTCAAGAAGCTATAAGGCAAATGGCATATGATCATGCCAAAATGATGTTAATGTTTACCAATAACACATATGAAAGATCAGTAGAAAGAATGAATTCAATCTATGAAAAACTTTCTGTAGATCCTGTTGTTGATAAAATGGCTGCTAATGATATCAATGCCTTATTAACTAGAGAGGGCATGATGAAAGAGATAAGAATATTAGAAGATGAACTAGCAGTTCCTCCTGGTAAAACAGCAAAAAAAGAATATAAAGAAATATATAAACAAAAACAAGAAAAATTAAAGCTTCTAACTGATTATAAAAATGTTTTAAATAGTGATAAAAATAAAAATAAAGACGGCACATTTAAAAAAGCTAAACTACCACTTCTTAAAAAAGCTTTTTTAAAGTATGTTAATCATATTAAAGACACTTCAAATGGTAAGCTTACAGATAATGATGGAATAGATCAAGCAATTGAAATGATAGTAGATCATAAGATTTTAAACGGAAGACTTTCTGATTATGATAGAGCTAGAAGAATATTAGATAATCCAGATCATTTAGTTGAAGTTGCTGATAGAGTTGCTAATGCAATGAATAGAGTATGGGAGGCAAATAAAAAAGAATATAAAATATATAAAGACACAAAAGAATTTGTTAATAATCAAGAACGCTCTAAAGTATTAACAGATTTAGCTAAAGAAGGTATTTTTGCTGATTCAGATCAAGCAATAATCTATCTTAAGTCTGGAGTTGTTCCTGATATATGGTATAGTGAGGATAGTAAAATTACTCCTATGACAGCTTTTGAAAATCCTAATGCTTGGAAAACAAAAAATAGAATTTTAAGAAATCATAAAAAAATAAAAGAAGAAGAAGCAAAATCAGATGCTGTAGAAAAACAAAAAGTTAAAAATCAAACAGAAGGTGATCAGGGAGATATAACTGATAAGGAGGTTAAAGATGTAAAAGAAGGAAAAAATAAAACTGAAAGAAGTGTATTTCAAGAATTCTTATCTACAGATCCTAATACTGAAAAGATATTAGAAAAACAATATGAACAATATGAAGAGCAGTATGATCAGTTAATAACTAAACCTGCTTTTTATGAGTTCAATGAATGGATTCAAAGAGGTGATGGTGGTGCTCCAGTATTGAGGGCTAGAATGAAGTTGTATAATTTATGGAATGCACAGTCAGCAAAAGCAAAAGCAAAAGAACCTTTTGAACTTTGGTTAAAACAAAATCAAGGTAGAGCTGATGTTAATAATATTATTACAAATCAAAAATCCGCAAATGGTGAAAGTTTGGTAGCGGCAGATGTTATGTATGATACAGTGATGAATGAAAAATCAGAACTTCAACATACGTTAGACACAGAAGAAACTCAATTATATATTTTAAAAGATGCAGGAATAGCTGTTATAAGAGTGGATGTATTTGATGAAGACACTCAAACTAAATCAAAGTATTTTAGAATAATAACATTAAACGGTAAGGATGCTTATGATGTATATGAGGATTTAGATAAAACTGGAGAGGTAATTAAAAAAACTTATAATAGAAAAACAGATGTAGATAATGCTGCTAAGTTTATCAAAGACAATAAAGTTAAAGGTGATACTTTTAAATTTGAAATTGCTCCTGGAGAATTTCAAGATCTTACTACTAAACAGCATATATATAAAGATAATAAAAAGTATATAGTACAATCAAGAAAATCACTAGTTGAAGAACATGGTAATCTATTTGTTACACCACAAGAAGGTGGAGACCCTATAAAGATTAATCCTGGTGAGTTTACTTCAGAAGGGTGGACTATAGGTGAAACATCAGCAGAAAGAAAAGATAAACCTGTACAGCTGTCAACAACTGAAGATGTTAGTAGCTTGACAAGACTTAGAGTAAATGAACCTATATCTTTTTATAAGTATATTTCAGATGAACAAGAAGCACAAGGCTACACTTCTGAAGAAGCTATACAAGATTTTGAAGAAACTTTAAAAAGACTTACACCTGAAGATAGAAAAAACTTAACATTGAAAATAACAAAAGGTGAAAACTTTGAGGCGGTTATTGAAAATGCACCTGAAGATGCTAAAGGAATACAAAAGCATTTTAAAGATTTTCCACAGTTTTATAATCAACAAGAAGATGATTTTTATAAAGCTAATTCTCAACTTAAAAGAGGTGCCTCTAAATTTAATGTAGTATTAATGTTAAATGACCAACCTATTGGGAGAATGTCATCATTTCATGATGCTGTTTTATTAGATAAAAACGGTGAAAGACTTGATCCTTTAACAATAACTGCTGATCAAGCAAAAAGATTATTTAGAACAAAAGGTCATGGTAGAGATGCTCACATAACTATTCAAAATAATTATGCATACTCATTAATGATAGAAAAAAAGTTTGATGATCTTTTAAAAGGAAAAGATACTGCTGATGTAAAAGTTGAAGATCTTAAAGATGATAATATTCATCTTCTTCTAGATCCAGGTAGACCTGCTTATGGTAACAGAAAGAAAAAGAAACTATTTACTAAAATAAATGATCTTGATTATTGGGATATAGGGGAATATAAAGGTCAAAAAATATTTTACGTAGTTAATCAACAAAGAAGATCTGGTAAAGCTGCTAGAGTAGAATCACCACCTATTACTAATCATCCACAAGAAGAAGCTGATATTCCTGCTTTTGAAAATCTTAGAGATGAAGTAGATGCTATAATGGGTAATCAAGGTAAGACATCTTTTGATTACAAATTAAGAATGGGAAGATATATTATGTTTGTTAAGACTCCTAATGGAACTATGACTGCTATTGAATTAAAGTCTCCACCCTTAACTGATGCTAAACTAAATGAAATATTTACAGATCTTAAAACTAAATCTGCAGAAATAGCTGACAATCATATAGTTAATGAAAATAAAAGTAATGAAAGCTATTCAGATCAAGCAGAAGAAATTGCATATAACTTTGCTGATCAATTAGCATCTGAATTATTTATAGCTTCAGAAACTGAAGGTCAAAACATATCAATAGAACTTCAACCATACGGAGGAGTTGTTATTAGTGACTATAACACAACAAGTAAGAAACAAAGACATATTACTATTTCACGTGGTAAGATGAAACAAATAGCAGACTTAAATGAGTTTATAGAATTTACTAATAAAAAGTGGACTGATGAACATGGTACTGACAACAAAATAGAATTAAAAAAAGAATATTTAAGAAAAAATATTCCAAATAATATATCTGTTGAAGACTTTAAATCCGACATGACTGCTAATATACAACCTCATATAAGATATCAATTAGGTTTAAATCTTGAATATACTGGTGATGTTGAGGCATTAAAAGAAGCTCATGCACAAGCTAAAAAAGATAAGATATTAAAAAAAGAAAATGCTGGATCTGTAGAAACAACTACAACAGATAAAAAAGAAATCAAAGAATTAAATAGAGAAACATTTAAAGCAATTGCTGCAAGTCAATTTAGAAGAGTTCCTGAAGGTATAATCAGAAGTATTGCACAAAAGATAGTAAACAAAGAAGAACTTACTCCACAAGAACAAGCAATAGCTAATTCACCTCAACAAAAAAGTAGAATTGCAGCTGAAAGAATGTCTTTAATGAATTCTCAGAATAGTCCAGAATCTGAAAAAAGAGTAAAGTCTGGTGACTTATTTAAAAGTAAAACTAGGAAAAATGAAAAAGCTCAAACTGATAAATTAAAAGAGCAAGCAGATCAAGCATGGATGGAAGCATTTGAAGAAGGTTTGATTAAATTTAATGGTGATAAAAAAGCAGCTAGTAAAATGGCTGATAATGATAAAAAATATATATCATTAATGGCTCAGTATAAAGATGCTAGAGAGAACTTGCCAGGTTTAAAAGTATTAGATAGCTTAGATAATTTTGACGAAGAAGATATACAAAAAATTGAAGATTTTGTTGAATGGGCTAAACAAAATTTACCTGACTGGATTCAAATAGAAAGTATAGAAGATCTAGGTGAAAGACTTAAGAATAGTGGCATGACAGTGGGAGCATTCTTAATGCATTTAAAAAACTCAGCACTTGGAGTAAGTGGAGGATATATAGGTAAAATTTATGTAGGTAAAAAAACTCCATATAAATACCATGAGGCTTTTCATGCTGTATTTAGAATGATGCTAAGTGAAGAACAAATCAATAAATTTTTAAATCTTGCTAAAAAAGATGTAAATAAATTATTAAGATCCACCAAAGGTTATGAAATGATACCAGGGTTTTTTGCTAAAAGTAAGAAACAAGCTCTTGACAAATTAAGAACGCTAAGTCCTGTGTATGAAAAGATGAGTGATAAAAAGCTAGAAGATGTATTAAATGAAGAATATTTAGCAGATCAATTTGAGATGTTCAGACAAAATCCTAAAACATCAAAAGTAGATTCTCAGGTTAAATCTTGGTTCACAGTTGTATGGGAATTTATTATGTCAATCTTTACAAAGATGGGCAGTAAAAATAATACACAAGAAGATCCAATGCATGAATTATTTAAAGATATTGATTCAGCAAAATATAAAACAGCTAATGTTCAAAATAATAGATTTACAGAAGCTGCTGCAAAATTAAACGGTGGTATTACTACACCTGCTTATAAGTTATTAACTAAAGATGAAATAGAAGTTCCTGTACAAATTAGAAGAGCTGGTGAATTAATAACTGTTAAAAAGAAAATAAAACAAACCTTTACAAGTGATGAGTCAGATTTACTTGTTAGAAATTCTGTTAGTGCATATTGGGATTTACGTGCTAAATTAAAAATAGATCAAAAGAAAAAGAAAGTAGCAGACAAAGCTAGAAAAGCAGCTGAAAAAAATGTTATACATGAAGCTGTTAATTTAGTTATTCAATATCATGATCCTAATGGTCCAGCATGGGATAACTTAGATATGAAAACAGAAGCTGGTAAAAAAGAATATAAGCAACAAAAAGATAAATACGAAGCTCTTTTAGCTTATAGAAAAGATTTTAGAGATGCTGTTAGAAGTTATCTTGATTTAGTACAAAAACAAGATCAAGATATGATAGATGATTATGATTTGGCAGATAATGCAGAAGTTAAAAGTACAGAAGATTGGGATGAAGAAGCAAATCAAAGAGGAGGATATAGAAATCTTCCAACACAATTAAGAATGTTTATAGCTACTACTGTTATTGCAGAGCAAGATAAACATGGCAACCCTATATACTTAAATCCTGATGCTCCAAAAAATAAAAGAATACAACTTAAGGCTGGTGTAGATTATATTCAAGCATACAATGGTTTATTAAAATCTGTATCAGGTACTTTAGATGAAGTAGATATGTTAAAGAAAATGTATTTATTTTCAAGAACAAATAATCATAGTAGAGCTGTAATTAGAAAGTTCTTTAATAAAATATTTGGTAAGAACGGTATGCAGATTGTTGAGCAAACAGTTATAGAAAATGGACAGTTGCCTGCACAATCTCAAATAGCTGATCCAGAATTTTTAAACATGATGTTTAATGGTTTCTATCAATTCAGAGTTGATTATATATTTGCACTAAGAGATAAGAAAACTGGAGAAACTAGTTTGTTTGCTGCAAATCATAAAGATGATGCTCACAATCAGACAACAAAATGGAATGCTGCTCATCAAACAAAAATTAAAGCATTAAGAAATAGAAACTCAATGTTAAAAGGAGGAGCTTTAAGAAAGTTAAATAGTTATGTAATTAATCCTTTAACTAATGATTTAAGATCAACTGAATCTCCAAAAAGCTTTGAGGCCTTAGAGGATAAGTCAAGAAGATATGCAGAGCAACTAGAGGATTTAACAGGAATAAGTTTAAGTGCAAATTATATTGCATATAGTATATTACAAACTAAAGATCCTTCTGATCCTAACTTAATTGCATTAAAGACAGCATATACAGAACAAGGAATAACATTTGAAGATCTTGAAGAGTTATCTATATCCCTACAAAAGGGTGAAGAAATATTTTATGATCATCAAGAAATTGATAACCCTGATAAAGTTAAAGACAATGATGGTAATGAAACTGTTCCAGATACTGAAATAGTAGAAGGGGGTATAAAAGGTAGATTAAAAAAGTGGGCATTAGGAAATGCTGTTTTTGATGAAACAGTTGGATCAACAGTATTTTTAGATCCAAAAGGTAATTTTATATATGCACATCAATTACCTACTTATCATTTAGAAAAAGTTGCCATGATTAATTCTGCAGAAGGAATTAAAATGGAAAAAGATGCTAACCCTGATTATGTTAAAAATTATTTACTTAATGATCCAGCATTTAATTCTTTAGCTGAAAATCAACAGTTAAAGGTTTTAAGAATGATAGGGTTTAAAGAAACAACAACTAGTCTTACAGCAGATGGAACTAGAGTTGAAAATAAAGGTTTAGATGCAAATGCTATGCCTGGTAAATCTTATGGAGAGCTTACTGATGCAGAGCAGCAAGCTAATTTAATTAATATGTATCTTCTTAATGTTAGTCAAAGGTCAGGTAAACTTAGACAAGAAAATTATTATACTGAACAAAAAGGTAGAAGAAATAATACAATAGAATTTGCTACATCTCCAGTTATGATTAGAGTTATTGAGGCTTCAAATACTGCTGACTGGGTAAATCTATCAGTTATTAAAGCTGTAGAGCTTGATAAAAAATCAGGTGAAATTGTATTAACTGATAAATTAGTTAATGGATTTTTAGATAAAGTTGAAAAAGAATTTAATTTAATTTCAGATGAATCAGCAAAACTAAGTGATCCTGAATGGATGGACAAAGAAGATGTATATGATGGATATCATACAGATAAAAAAGGAAATATAGCTTCTAGTATAAAACAAATTGAGGAGCATGAGAATGATAAAAAGAATAAAAAGAATCAACATCAACAATATAGAGCATATAAGTTTACAGAAAATGAATCTGTTTTAGTTATAAGAAAACCTAAAGAAAAAATAGATACTCTAACAAATGATAACGTTAGAGGTACATTAGGTAATGTTGAATATGGAAGAATAGAAACAGGAGATCAAAAAGTATTTGTAAAAGATAATTTAATTAGTGGTTTACAAGCTGGTGGTAGAGCAGAAGTTATGATCGGAGAAGAGATATTTATGATAGATCATCTAGGTAGAAAAAATAGAACCCAATATGATCTACTTAAAGCTATTCTAGATGGTGAATTTGGTACTGCTGTTAGCACTGAAGTAACTGATAAACATTCTAAAAATAATAAAATTACTTTATCAGATCCAGAAGGAGGTTCATATGAGTTCTATACAGAAAGTGCTAAGCTTGCTAAGTTTTTTAATAATCCTAAAATAGATAAAAATATTTATAGAATATTACCTAGAGAAGATTATTTAAACGAGCTAAAAGAAAAAGGTCAAGTAATGAGTTTACAAAAAGGGACTGTTGATATGTCTCTTAAACAAGAATTAGAAAGATTAGCAAGACAAGGTGATGTGAGTTTTTCACAAGCTTTAGATAAGTTAGATACATTACGTGAAGAAAAGGGTTTAAATAGTGTAAGAGATACTGTTAAAGCAGCTTTAAAATCTCAATATAATTTATATAACATTGCTATTAATAAAATAGGTGTTATGGACAGGCTTGATGCACGCTTAAAGAACGGCATAACAGCTGATAGTGCTAAGAAAAAAGGATATGCTAAAAGCGGTAAAAATAAAGCAACTAGACATACATCTAAATTAATGAATCTTACAGAGGATGTTGAATACAATTTACAACAAATATTTTTTAGTAATTGGCTTAATACTAGTTCTCTTAATGAAGTATTACTAGGCAATGAATCAATATCTTTAAAAGATGGTGTTGATAAAATTAAAAGAGCAAAAATGCAAAATGCAGCTGGTCCTAATGCAAGATCAGTTGTTACAAAACCAGAATGGGGTATAAATGATATTACCACACATGTAGATGGAATTGTAATTGAAGATCCTGAGTTTGAAAAAACATATGATGGAACTGGTAAAGGTCATCAACAAACTGATGCTCAAGTTTATATGACTATTAAGGCTTTTAAACAAACTTGGTTTGGTCTTGGTAAATTAAACAAACAACAAGCAGAATTGATTGAAAAAGTTACAAAGGGACAACCTATAACAGCAGAAGAATTTTTTGGAGCTGTTGATAAAAATAGTTTAGGTTATAAACAATTTGATGCGCAATTAAATTCTAAAAAATATGTTTATGGAGATGGTATGCGATATGTAAAGATGTCTGTATTTGTTCTTACTCCAGAATTTGATAGTCATAAAGATGGCAAACCTTTAGAGAGTAGAGTAAAGCTTTATAACTTAAGAAAAAAGATGGAGGAATATGAAGCAAAGAATAAAACTATTATGTGGGCTATTCCTAAAAGTGCATCTAAAATGGCAAATAAAAATGTTATTAAACCTGAAATAGCATTTAATAGTGATACTAATTATGACGATACTTTTGGAAAAGGAAATAAGAATGTTACAAAATTTGATGCACGTTGGTTAAGATTACAACAAGTTACTCCATCTAATAAAATAGAAATTGTTGATCCTAGACAAATAAAAAATCTTATACTTAATGAACAAGATGATAGTGTAACTGTTATACTTGAAGGTAAGGAATATACAGTAGGTGAAATTAAAAAACTTTATGAATTATCTTTAACACATAGAGTTGAATTAAAATACTTAAATAGAAGAAATCTTATATTTGATGTTGACAGTGCTCTTGGAGAGTTAACAAAAAGTATTGCATCTGGAGGAATTACTCCAGACTTACAATCATTTTTAGATTATGCAACAGCAGCTTTAGAGGCTTCTCAATCTAAATCTCAGTTCATAGAATTTTTCAGTATGGAAAATAATACATCTAAGTATGAGCTAAACAATCCTATTACTATACAGAGATATACAGAACTAATAATGAGCTTCTTCGGTCAAGGAGTATTGTCTGAAAAACAACCAGGACACACAGTTACTCTTGCATCTGATTATGGTGTAGATGTAATTAAGCAAGTAGAAGAAGTTGATGGAAATGGAAACCCAATAGCATGGAGAGTTGTGCGCACAGATGAATGGACAAATAAATCTGAAGAAGAAAGATCTACATTATCTGCAATTAAAGAAAATAAAGACGGAACTTTTTCAGGGTTAGCAAAAGATCAATATTATGTAGATAGACTAAGACATGATATAGTTGAATACAAAAGAGGCAAGGATGGTAAACTAATAAAAAAGAATGGTAAACTTGTAAAAACAAAACAAAGATTTTCTGAGTTTATGATACCTCCTCATTTTTCAGAAATGATGACTAATCTTGATCCAACAAAACCTATACCAGATACATTAGCTAAAATGTTTGGTGTACGTATACCATCTCAAGATAAACATTCAGCAATAAACTTAAAGATTGTAGATTTTATGCCTGTTTATTATGGATCTACTGCTATATTTTCAAGAGAACTTATTGAGGTATCTGGAGCTGACTTTGATATTGATAAACTTTATATTCAAAATAAAGAATTCTATGTTAATGAAAAAGGTGAGTTTAAAGAATACGGTAAAGCAAAAAAAGAAAAAGATCAATTTGCAGATTATATAAGATATACGTTAAAACAATTTAAAAATAAACAGTCTAGTGAAGCATTAGCACTTAAAAAGTGGAGAAGAAGAGCAGACTCAACAGACAAAAAAACTCAGACTGACATTATAAAAGATGTAAATGTAATAGAAAAAGAATTTGATTATTGGTTTAGAACTAATAAAAGTAATTTAGGGGTTAGTACAGATGACAGCCCTTCTTATAAAGAACTAATAGAAAATTCTGCTAAAAAAACATTTGCTGATACAGAAGGTTATGATTATGATGAGCTTTCCGGTAAGTTTCAACCTGTATATAAAGAAGATACAGAGATCACAGAAAGAGCATCAAATGAAGAGATCTTACAATACTTTAAAGAAAATAAATTTATAGCTGGTGCTTTAGGTATTTTAAAACTACCAATTAATTTTACTGAATATAAACAGTTTAAAGAAGATAATAAAGTTGAAATAAATAATGATTTAACTTTTTATGCAGAACCTTATGCTGGTGGATATAATAATCAAGTTCTTGATTATAAAATTGCTTTACTTGGTAATGATCATATGACCAAAGTAGAGTCTGGATCTACAGCATCTATTAAAAATGAACCAGCAGATTTAGGACCCCTAACAGATATAGTAGAAGAAATAGAAAATGATCTTCCTAATTTAGCTGAAGAATTTAATGAAGATGGTCTTGATGTCAATAATATGCTTGGTATTCTAAAAGCTTGGTCAAATAATAAAGCTGGTGCAAGAAATATTGGAGCTGCAGTATTACCTAATGTATATTTAGGATGGCTTAAAAATGCTAATATACAACTAAGAGAAGCTAATTCTAAAGGTACACCAATTCCGTTATTAAGATTAAATAAACATGATTATAAAAACTTTGGTATTAATTATGAAATAGATACTAAAACAGGAAAAGAAAATAAGTCAGGATATAGAACTCAATATATCATTTCTGCTCTTATAACAGCAATGACAGATAATGCAAAAGAACGTCTTGCTGCAAAGCTTGGTTTAAATAAAGATGCTCTAGCTGTTGTAACTAACATGGTTGCTTTAGGTGTTAACATTAAAACAGCTATATACTTAGTTAATTATCCTACAATTAAAGACGCTTACTTTAAAGCTATGAATAAAAAATCACCCACTGATCCAGGTATAAGATCATTAATAATGGGACAGATTATAAGTTTAGATAAAGGAGAGGTTGCAGAGTTATCTAAAAAGGTTGAAGTTACAGATGGTTTACTAAGAGAACATATATTAGATTTTAAGAATGCTCAAGAAACTGCAATTATAAATCAAGAACCTTTAGCTAATGAATGGAAAGCAGAAGAACTTGCAGTTCTAAAGCAGTTTATGAATATATGGATGATAAAAGACTCTACTTCAAAGCTTAGTACTATTGCTAATATTCAAAAGGGAATGGGTAGAGATATGCAAACTATTGAGGCTAAGAGTGCTGATTTTGAAGCACTAGGTTTAGAGTTATCTGATCAAGATTTTTCAGAAACAAATATTCCATTTGATATAAGACATTTAGTTAAAAATCCAGATACAATTATGGGTGTTAACTATTTAATGTATAAACAATTTACAGAAAGAATTTTACCACAAGCTCTTGTAGTAGCCTCTAAACCATTTAAAAAACTACATAATATTATTAGAGAAAATTTTGGAGCACTACCTCCAGCACTTGCAGAAGCTGCAATTGAAAAATCTAGAAAAGATATTTTAACATATGTTAATGGCTTAGCTTATATGAATCTTGTAGCAGGTACAAATAATTTTACTGCAACATCATTAAATAACTCTCTTATATATCAAGAAATGGACGGACCTGTTGATATATATGATGTTGTTAATAAAACAAGAGCTTATCTAAAAGAAAAAAATGTTGAAAACAAATTCTTAGAAAAATTTATCTTTAATGATAAAGCATATACTGGAGAAAATAAATCAGCATTAAACCGTATTACAGCTAATCAATGGACTCAACTAGCTCCAAGTCAAATTACAGAGCTACAAGACGGACTACTTTCTTTATGGAGTGGTAATGAAGTGGAAAGAGAAGCAGCAACACATTTAATTAACTACTTATTAGTTAAAGATGGATTCCAATATAAATCAGATTCATTTTTAAACATTGTTCCTCCAGTAATGTTAAGTACATTCTTGCAAGCATCAGAGGCTGTAAAAGAATTATTTTCACAAGACAATCCTACGGATACAGGTTTTGAAAATGTATTTGGACAAGGTGTAAACTTTGAAGTATTAGCAGAATATATGACAGAATATTTTGAATCAGCTTCTACTGAACATTTTGTGCAACCAATTATTGCTCAAGATCAATGGGGTAAACTTATACAAATGGCTTATGGTGTACAAGCAGAAGTAGATACCGAAATATACTCTTCAATGATAAATGAAAAAGTTGCTTTAGGAAGACCTAATGCAATATTTGTAACTCAAGATACTCAAGCTCAAGATGTTATAAGAAATAATAGAGTTAGAAATTTACCAAATGTGTTTACTATACCTACTAGAAAATCTAAAAAAGAACCTTTTACTGATGATGAGATTTTAGAAAATAAAGATATTATTACTGAAGCTTTAGATAAAATAAGAGATGTAATTGGTGAATCTGGAATGCCTTTAAATCTTGATGTAGAAGGATTTGGTGTAGGTAAAGGTTGGGATATGGAAACAGATGCTCCTGAAACTTTTAAATTTTTATCAGATGAACTAAAAAGATTATTTGCATATAAACAACCATACTTTAGATCAGAAAAAACTAAATCTAAAGACGGTGTTACAAAAGTTATTTCCGGAATGCAAACTGGTGTAGATCAAATAGGTTTAGAAGTTGCTAAAGAATTAGGAATAAAAACAGGTGGTACAGCTCCTAGAGATTTTGTAACAGAAGAAGGAAAAGCAAAAGAACTTGCTGAAGAATATGGTGTTAAGGAAGTAACTGAAGACAGTAATAAAAAATATGGTAAACCTGAAGAAGAACTTTATTCAGCTAGAACTGAATTAAATGTAATGAATTCAGATGGTACTGTGTATTTTAATTTTGGTGAAACTTCACCAGGATTACAATCTACTAAAGGTTTTGTTGAAAATGTATTAGCAAGAAAAATTCAAGATCCTGAAAATAAAAGTAAACAAATTATAAGACCAGACAAACCTTTTATATTAAATCCTACAGTAGAACAACTAAAAGAATTTATTAAAAATAATAAAATTAAAACACTTAATGTTGCTGGTAATAGACTTAGTAAAATGAATTCTGACCAACAAAAAAATGTTAAAGAAATTTTAGAAGATGCATTGGGTGTAGAAAAGAAAGGAGGTAAAAAAACAAGAGTAGCAGGATCAGTGGATAAAGTAACAGAACAAAAGTATGCATCATATTTAAATCTTCAAGAACCAGGTAAAGCTATAATGATAGTTGATGCAATGTTAGGTACAAGAAGAGATAAAACTAAAAAGAAAGTTGTATTTAGTAAAGGTTATAAAAAAAGAAAAGGGGAAACTCAAAAGCAATATAATGCAAGAATTAAAAAAGCAAAAGCTAATAAATCTCAATTAAAAAGAAGTGGGCGTAAGACTAAAGTTATAACCATAAACAATCAAGAAATAGATGTATTTACTTTTAAGACACATGAAAAAATAAGAGTTCCTGTTGTTTATAAAGATTTAAAAGATGGAAAAATAAAAAAACATAAAACAAAAAAAATTACAATACTTCTAAAAAGAACTAAACTATATGTTCCTTACACAGCAGAAGAGATACCACAAGCAGGAGATGTTTTTAATTTAGATAATCCAGAAAGCACTGTGTGGGGCACTAGAGCAGAATATGTACAAGTTCTTAGCCGAGGTAGTAAACAACAAAACGGAATGTCTTTTATTTATGATCCTGTTGATGGCGGTGTTATTATAAGAAGACCAGCATATGATGCATTAAGAGAAGCACAAAAAGCAGCTGAAGTTGTTAATGATAAAACAGGTGCTGGTGGTAGCAATGTAGTACTAGAAGCACAATTGGAAGCAGCTGCAAATAGAGTAGCAAAGTCTGGTACTAAAGGTAATATTAATAATACAAATATTAATCAAGTAAATTCAACTAATGATAATATTGAATTGATAGCCGGTAATACAAAAGTAGGAGATACTAAAGATGAGTATATTGGAAGTATAATAAAAAAGAATTTAATAGGAAAGGATAAACCTAAAGCTGAAGGAAGTGTTGGATCTAGTTTATTTAAAAAACAAAGTAAGGTACAGGATATAAAACCTAAGATTACTAAGAAAGATTTAACTGAAAAAAATGAGAATCCTAACAAAAATTATAGTAACTTGCGACAATATTTAGAAGAATTAGGAGGACCTAGAAGATTTAAACTTGCTTCAATTATGGGATTTTCAGATGGTAATATATCTACATTTGAAAATGATTTAGATAAATCATCATATACTGAAAAAGAATATTTAGAGGACTTAAAGAAATGTTATAATTCATAAGCTATGGCAAAATGTTTTAATAGAAATACACCGGAGTATCAAGCTCTTCAAGAAAAATTTGAAACAACTACTGTTACAAATAGTGTTATAAATGCTTGGCAAGTAGTTAACAATTCAGATGCTATACCTACAATTTATCAAGCAGAAAAATTTACCTCAAAACAAAAGGCTTTTAAAAGTCTTGGTACAAACGCTTTAAAAGATGCTGTCTTAAATAACTTAAGAAGAAAAAAACTTATAAGTAAACTATATGGAAGATACTATATAAACAATTCAGCACCTCAAGCATTTGAATCTGATCCTGCTGTACTAAAAGCTAACACAGATAAAGTAATGCAGATGTTAGATTGGTGGGGTGTAAATCTAGACTCTGTTATAATAACTCCAACCCAAAAATCTGTTAGAATAGATATTAATGCAAATGAAATTGGAGTTAATGATGCTGTACTTCAATCTAAAGATAGTACACATTTACCAGATATAATTTCTCATTTAACAAGATTATTTCCAGACGTTAACATTATGACAATGGAAGTTCAAGAGGCAGAAAAATATTATAATTCATTACCACAATTTAGATATCTTCAAGAAAGAGTTAAAGATTTTAATAAGGTTAGAAGTTTTTATGATGGAAACGGTAATGCTGTCCTTATTAAAGGAAGGGTTAATTCAGAAATAGCAATAGAAGAAGTGTTACATCCTTTCATTAATTCTCTTGCTATGGATAAACCTACTTTGTTTGACAATTTAACAAGAGAAGCTAGGGCAAACTTTCCCAAACTACGTCAAGAAATTGATGATGCTTACAATAATGATCTAGGTTTTACACAAGAAGATAGAAATAGAGAGCTTGTTACCCAATCATTATCTAGATATTTTAAAAGAGAATATGAAACACAACCAACACAAAGTTGGAAGTCTCAAGTTAAGCTCTTATTAAAATGGTTAATGGATATAATTAATGATCTTAGCAGATATGTAGTTGGATCTGATTTAAAATTACGTCCAGGTATGATAGACAATAGAACTACAATGTCTGATATTGCTAAGCTTTTAAATACAGGAGACTTAGAATTTGTACTTGGAGATGATATTGGAAGAGATAGAAAAGTATTTCATAAACTTACTGATAGATTACAAAAAGTCTTAGACTACCAATTAGAACAAGCAGAAACAGAGTATCAAGGAGAGATAGCAGAAAGATTATTTAATATTAAAACTGATAAAACAGAGTTTGATGATTTTACTGTAGGGCTATCAGGTAATCCAAACTATCCTTTGTTAATGTTAAATAGAGCAGATCATAAGTATATAAATCCAGATAGTTTAATGGAATTTAATGGCTTAACAAGTAAGATTGGTGGTCATATGTCTAAAAGTTATAAAATAAAAGATGGCCAAACAATACAAGATATACTTAAAGAAAATGATATAGAAAATATAGATGATGTTATAGAACTGAATCCTATAGGATTAGACATATTAAATCTTGAAGATGCTGAGGGAAATACATTAACAGAAATTTTTATACCTGAAACAGATTATCAAACTAATATAGATATTGGTAATGATTTTGATTCCTTAGTAGAAGCATATCTTTTAGATGAACCTATTGATACAGTAGACCTTAAGGTTGTAGATAAAAAAGTTGCAATAGAGTTTACTAAACAAATGTCTAATAGACTTGAAGGTATTAGAAGAGGAGGTGGAATTTTAATTCCTCAAGTTGTTGTGTCAGATGGTGCCTCAAGAACAGGAAGTGCTGTAGATTTATTGCTTATACAACCCGATGGATCAATAAATATTATAGATCTAAAGACAAGTAAGAATGAAATATTTGATGTTAATGAAAATGGAGAATTAAAATATGATATAAAATATCCTGTAAAATATGGAAGTATTTTTTATAATGAATCTCTTCCTCACAACAAACAAGTAAAGCTTTCTAAAAGACAGCAACATAATCTTCAGGTTAATGCTTATTCTCAAATTCTTAAAAATCAAGGTCATAATGTTACCAAAGCAACCACCTTGCATGTTCATACACCTACTGTTGGTGAAAAGAAAAATCAAAGGTATACACAAAACTTTACTATAGAAAGAGAAATAAACCATATGGAAACTGCAGATGTACAACTACCAGATGGTACATTTGCTGGTGAACAATTAATTGCACCTGGAATAGATCCTCAAGCTGAAAAGAAAATGGAGGATATAGCTAGAAAAACTGGACAAACTTTAGAAGATGTTTCTGAAAGTGAAAAGATAGCAGAAGAACAAGCACAAACGCATGCAACAGAACAAGCTATAACAGGATTATTAACAGACTTTTCAACAGCCTTAGTTACAAGAAAAGATGCTGTTAAAAAAATAAGAAATCAAGCAGTTTTATTACGAGACAAACAAGAGATATTAAATGATATAGACAATGTAACAACACAAATTAATATTGCAGTAATAGAAGGCAGGGTGGGACCTTTATATACACAGCTACTTAAACAGTCTATTGATATGATGGATGAGTTTATAGTATTTGCTAATGATCCTAATAATTGGGGTAAAGAAGAGTTTATTGGTAAAGTATTAAACTTTCAATCCATGGTTAATACATATATAGGATTGACTAAAATAAAAAATGTAAAAGGTCTTAAGCGTGAACAATCAGATGCAGTACTAAAACTTATAGAAAGATTAAACACTATTAATGGTGTGTCTGATGGATTAAATAATATTAAAGAAGGTGAAGAAGGATTAATAAATCAGTCTATTGATAATTATGTTAAAACATATGTATCTGAAAACTCTAATAAAGATTTTACTAAAGACGAATTAGAAGATCTTCTTAGGTTAGGAAAAGACATTGGTATGATTGAATATCAAACAGGTGATATGGCTACATCTTCTGATACTATATTAGCACTAATGGATAAAATCTTTAAACAAAAAAGACAAGAAGTTCTTGATAAGATTGCAGATAGAGAAGATATGATTAGAGAAAAGGCAATGAAGCTTCAAAAATTTTATCCTACTAATAAAGTTAATTATGACTTTATGTTGGTAATGGGACCTGATGGCATACCTACAGGAAACTATGTTACTAAAATGGGACAAAAGTATGTTAAGATGGAAGAAGTTCTTGCTGATAAATTAAAAGATGAGGTTGGTGATCCTTTGGAATATGTTGTAAAAGACAATAAAGAAGATTACACAAATGCAGAATTAGAATATAATAGAAAGCTTTTTGAAGATAGACAAGCATTTAGAAATTTTAAACAAGCAGAAACTCAATATAATGGTGAGCTATTAGACGGTGATTATCATAAATATACTGATGAATTTAAAGAAGAAAGAAAAAAATATATGGTTTGGGTTGTTAATCCTAACACTGATAGAGGAAGATGGAAAAAAAGAGGTAGAGTTTCTACTGAAGAATACATAAGGTTTAGAACTAAATTTTATGAAAGTAAACCTTTTAAGAAAATGAAAAGAGATAATAATAATCAACCAACAGGTGTAGTAGAAGATGAGGTTGGTAAATTTATTAAAAGTGAATATGTAGAAGCTAGAGAAATAAGTGGTACTGGAGAAGAAATGAGAAGTGAAAAATACCTAAAACTTCAAAATCCTCAAACAGAATTACAGCGGGCTGAAAAAGAATTCTATGATATGTTTGTAGATAACTTTGAAAATGATCTTTTAAAAAAATTACCCATGCATGTTGCTCAACAAATGTATGGAAGAATGCCTTTAATCAAAGATAATCTTTATAAAACTTTAAAAAAGAAAGGTAATTTATTTACTAGACTTTGGTCTAAAACTAAAAACGGTGCCACTAATTTATTCACAACTTCACAAAGTAGTAAAATAGTTTTAACAGATGAGAATGGTAGATTTAAAAATACTTTACCTATGTTTTATGTTGGTAAAGTTCAAGATGAAAAAACACTTAAACAAATTGACAACAAACTTAATTCTTTAAAGGAGCAATATAACGCCAAGCAAATCAGTGAAAGTGAGTATAAAGAACAAACTGGAGATCTTATAGACAAAAGACAGAGACTTCAGGCAAGACCTAAAGCAGAAGAGCTTAGTACAGATATGGCAGATAATCTTATGAGATTTAGTTCTATGGCTGAAAATTATGAAGTTATGAGTGGTATTGAAGATACACTTAGCTCTATGATTAAAGTTTTAGAAAGGAGAGAATATGCTCCAGCAGGTTCTTCAAAAATTAAAACTTATATTAAAGGTAGACTTAAAGAAGTGGGTATAAAAGGAAGAGACACTAATACTTCAGAGCCTAATATTGTTAGAAGGGCTAGAAAGTGGATGGAGATGGTATATTATGATAATGATGAAAAAAGTCAAAACTTTTTTGATAAAGTTGCTAAAGGTTTAATTAATTATACATCCTTAACTTATGTTGGTTTTAACCCTTGGGGTAATATAAATAACTATGCTATAGGTAGATTAAATAATATGATTGAAACTGTAGGTGGTTTATACTTTGAAGGTGCAGCAATGAGAAGAGCAACTAAAGAATTTAATACTAGAATGATACCTGACTTTATGAAAAGGATGGCTGGCAAAACAGCTCTTAATGATGTACTAGGTATGAGCCCTAGTGATTATGCTAAATTGAAACCAGGAAGTAAATATGAAGCTCTTGTAGATCTTTTTAGAATGATGGATGATAAGGCAGATATACGAGAACAAGGTCAGTTATCAGGAAAAGAATCTACTTTTAGAAGAGTGTCTGGTTGGGGTTATATTTTAAATGATAGCTTTGAGTTTAATGTACAGAGTAAAGTGGGTATGGCTATACTAATGTCTACTAAAGTAAAAAATAGTAAGACAGGTGATGTTATATCTTTATTTGATGCTTATCAATATAATCAACAAACCGGTGAACTTACTATGAAAGAAGGTTTTGATACTGTTATAGATTTCAAAACAAAGAAAGAAAAGAAAATGTCAGATAATGTTAGGTATGATATTAGAAATAACATACGTGAAGTTAATAAACAGATACATGGTAACTATGCTTATGAAGATAGAATGGTTATGCAGTCTAGTTCATTAGGACAATTAGCGGCACAATTTCATAAATGGATTGCACCGGCTATTAAAGCAAGATATAGATCAGAATATTTTGATGAAAATTTAGGATGGGTTGAAGGTAGATATAGAACATTCTGGAGTTTTATGCTTCATACAGTTAAACATGTTGGTAGAGCTAAAGAAGCTGAAAAAGAATGGAAAGCAGATCAACATCCTGACAAAGTCAATATGAAATTAAGAAACATATATAGAACTACAGGGGAGTTGTCTTTAATTGTACTTACTTTAATGATGAAAATGATTTTTTCAGGTTTATATGATCCTGAAGATGAAGATAAATCTGCAACAAGAAAAAGAGCAGAAAATGCTATCATGTATCAATTAGATAGACAAAGAAGAGAGATGTCACAATTTTTACCTATAATAGGTTTTGCTGATGCATATATGATGATGAAGTCTCCAATCTCTTCTACTAGAATGCTTGGAGAAATGGCAGAGGCTTTAATGACTATGATTCAAACACCAATGGTTTTAACTGGTGCAGCTATTTCAGGAAACATGGATGATATAAAATTAGATAAAAGAATTTATTACCAAAGAGGAAATAGAAAAGGACAATTAAGAATGAAAAAAGAATGGATGGATGTGTTTCCTATTCTTTATGCTCTTAATAGATGGCTTTCATATGATAAAGTTAAAAACTTTCATGTTAAATAATTTAACATAAGCTTAACATAAAACTTACAGATAATTAACAAGAGTTCACTATCTTATATATATGAAGATAGATGTAACTCCATATATTTATATACTACTGATAGTGTCAGTTTTTACATTAGGAATATGCCTATAAACAAAAAGATTCTTAAAATAACTAAAGAAGAGTATGATAAACTTAATAAAGAATATTCATATATCTTAGATTTATATATGTCAGATAATACATATTATGTTATTGGAACTTTTGAGGACCTTAAGGGTGTGGGTCTTGATCCTGGCGTTCCTTTTGTTTAAAAGGACAATGCCTGCAGCCACTACCGCAGCAATATCCCCTTTTACGGTGATATGCTGCAGTCATAACCATCTTACCTTTTTCAAAATAATAATACTTACTTGACTTCACAAGCACCACCAGCACATGCTAATTCTCCTGTTAAGTTGGTTTCATCATCTTGTTCAACAATCTTAGATAGATCAATGTCCATTAATGATTTAACCATTTCATTATATTTCTTTTTAGTAATATCTTCAAACGGAGCTTGTGTATATGTACCACCATCATATGGTAGAACAGCAAGACCATTGTAGTGATCTCTATTTTTCCACATCCAGTCACCAGCTAAGTCCCAGTCTTCATCTTTTAAACTAATTGTAGCAGAAACATTATGAGTATTAGACCCAGTTCTATGTCCAGTCTTTACCCATTCAGTTGCTACTTTCTTTACTCTCTCCAATAATTGGAAAGCAGATTCAGTTCTTAAGATAGAGCCTTCCGGGGCTTTTTGGGGTATACTTATAACTGCAGTGTCATGACCCCGGAAAACACAATCTTCTACTAGATCAGGATGATTCTTAGCAAGATAACCATATATAGCTTCATTCTTTCCTACACGGATTCTTCTTACATAGTAATCATTATGCCAAGCATGAATACCAGAACTTGTACCTAAAGTTAATGATGTTGTACCAGCAGGTTTTACTGTTGTGCATCTAGCTGCCTTCTTAATTCCAATTAATTTAGCTACTCTTGCATTCTCTTTCTTTACCACAGAAGCGGCTACCTTCATGTCATAACCAAGTATTCTACCAGATCCTATACCAGTCATAGAAACACCAATCAATGCATCTTTTTCTGTAGTCTCTTGCCATACTGGTCTGAGATAGTGGAAGTTAGTGTATCCTGCTTGAAGTGTTCCTATAAATGCAGCAGCCTTAACTCTTGACTCTAAGTCTTCTTGAGATTCAATATTACTTACATTAACTTCACAAAGGTTACAGAACTGAAAGGGACGTAGAGCAATTTCACAACAAGGGTTTGTACCCCAGTCTTTATCATTGTTAAAGTAAATACCAGGTTCACCGGCTTTACTCAACTCTACTCTTTTCCATAAATCCATAAAGAAAGACTTAGTTATTTTATGTCTCATTAATACTGCAGAGTTATTAGCTCTACCACGTTGTGGATTAAGTTCCCACCAAGCACCAGCCTTACAAGATATCATTTCATCATCAGCAGCACTAAACAAACTAATTAACGCAGCTCTTCTAATCCCACCAGCTAATACAGCATCTGCAATGTGACAAATTATATCATGTGTTTCTAATGTAGACAATGCGTCTCCATCTTCTTTATTATCTAGTATACCTGTGATCTTGAGTATGCATTCTTTTAATGGTTGTGGTCCAGGAGCTTTACCACCTGATGTTACTAGTCTTGCTCCTTTAGGTCTAATATCTGAATAGTCAAATAGTATACGTGACCCTTTACCGTTTAAGTATGACTTCATTAACATCTTAATAGCATCTGCCCATCCTTCAATAGAGTCACTAATTAAATAACGCCTAGTTCTTTTTGGATATGGTTTGTTTATTAATGGAAGCTTATCCACATGATGTCTTTGTACAGAGTAACCAACACCGGTTCCTCCAAGTAATAAGAACATGGTTTCACTAAATGCATCTATATGATCTATAGGAAGGTATGCACAGTTATATATTCTATTAGGACTAATCTCAATTGGTTTACCACCAAACTGCATGGACCTCATAGAAGGTAATACTTTCTTTTCACTAACATAACTATAAGCAGTTATGATTTCATTCATAAGCTTTGGGTATGATTTAATATGCATTTCCATATTTCTTGTGACTAACTCTTTCCAAGTCTCTCTTCTCTTTAATTCTGGATTATACCGTGCATATTTCATATGGACAGTGATATCACTAAGAATTTTGTTATTTAATTCCATGTTTTAATATTTAATAGTTAATAAATGTAGCTCCCTGAGATAAACAGGTAATAATAATATAGTCAAAAATTATGAGTTATATTTGACGTAAGTGAAATTTATTTTAAAAAATAAAAAACCCAATTCAATTTGTAGTGCTGGATGCCATTTTTTATCTTCAAATTGCATTTCACAATTATGAATATAGAGTCCAATTAAAGGACTTTGTGGAAGTGGTTCAATACCAAATTCATATCTTTTCATATAGTTGATTTTTAATTGATTGTTATTTTTTGTATATTGTATTTATAATACAAATATAATAAAATAAACGTTATGGTAAAAGTAAGTCAAGGGGCTGATCACAAACTAGAAATACTAGCAGAAATTGGAAGGTCTTTAAAACAATTAGAGTTTGGAACTCAAGGTGCTAAACTAATAAATGATACAGCAACCGATGCACATACTGAAGGTTTTTATGCAATACAAGCAATTAATTCTTGTGTATTAGACTTTACAAGTGGTGCATCTACTCAAAGTAAAGTTGGAACAGGAATGAAAGGTTTTGATGCAAATCTTTCAATACCAAATGGAGTAATTGTATATGGTGATTTTACAAAAATTACTTTAGCTTCTGCTGGAACTTGTATAGCTTATTTTAATAAATAAATTATGTCAGGAATAGGAATAGGTATTGGAGTTCACAAAAATACAATAATTAGTGATCCTGGAAGAATTGTTGTACCACCAGTAGCTTTAGTTGGATGGTGGGATTTTACAAAAATAGAAACATTATTTGTAAGTAGAGCGGGAACTACTGCTGTAACTAGTAATGGTGATGAAATAGGTTGGGTAAAAAATATTGCTCCTGGTGATGGAAATGGAGATAAATTAGGTGCTTTTTTAAGATCTACAACTGATACTTCTACTCATAGACCTGTTTTTAAAACAGGAGGTGTAAATGGTAACAGTTATGCTGATTTTGGTGTTGACGGTTCTGTTACTAGTCAAATAGGTTTAAGAGCTGGTTATTTTGATACTGCAGCTTGTAATTTAGATGGTGGAGAAACAGCAACTAAATTTTCTGATTTAAATCTAAATATGGAAGATTGCACAATGTTTGTAGTAGCTAAACATGATACTGGAAATTTAGGAACTTCATCTAATGATTATCTAGTAAATTTAAAAGGTTATGGAGGTGGTGGTACTTCAGAGTCTGCAGGTTCTAATTTTAATTTAGAAAATGCTGGTACTGATTATATACGGTGGAGTTATAGTGATGCATCAGGTTTGGAATCCGTAAGTACTTTTGGTTCAGGTCCAGGAACTTCTTTACAATGTTTTACATTGATTGGTGGAGAAGGAACAAATGCAATGCAGTTAGAAATTGATGGGACTCAAGAAGATCAAGATGATAGTAAAGAGGTTACAATAAATTTTTCAAAAGAAGATACCGCTATTGGTGGATCTCCACGTGTATCTGTAGGATCTTATGTTATTCAACCTACAGGTGCTACAAGTAGCACATGGCAAGGAGATGTATATGAAGTTATGATTTACAAAGGTCTTCTTTCAGCAGATCAATTATCAGATGTAGAGACATATATAACAAATAAGTATGGAATAACCTTCAGTTAGTTTTAAAAATCATATTTTTTTATTATATTATTATATGGAGCAGTACATCTTTACGGTTATCATTACAGCTTTAACTGTATTATTTAGTGCAGAAGCGTGGAGATATTATAGATCTAAACTTAATATTAATTATAATAAAGAATCCATGGCTGAAAAAAAAGAAAGAGCATACGTTGATAGTTTAGAAGGAAGAATCTGTAAATTAGAAGATTTATTAAGTGCAAGTTCAGCAGAAAAAGATGACCTCCGAGATAAAGTAATTGACTTAACAGCTGAAGTTGCTACTCTACGTGAAAGAGTTAAATCACTTGAAGCTGAAAATGATAGACTAAAAAGAGTATAATTATGATGAACAGAAACATGGTACGTCTTAGAAATAGATCTTATGATAGATTAAGAGACAAGCCTTTTATGCAAAGAGGGGGGCCTATGCCAGCACAACCGCCTGTTCAAGCACCAATGCCAAACATGGATAATGCTCAAGTAGCTTTTAATAAAGTCAGAAAAGATGCCATTAATGGTATATTAAATGAAAATATAATTCTAAAAAAAGAAAATCATTTAATAAAAACTGAAATGAAAAAACAACAACTGATCAATTCAGGAAGAAAGAAACCACAAGATTTTGAAAAAAAAAGAACACCTAGACAAATGGGTGGTGTTATCAATGTTAGACAAATTGAAGCACAAAAGAAAGTAAGAAGAGGTGGATTTATAACAATGAAAAATAAATAGATATGGCAACTACTACAGCTCAATTAAAATTAGATAGTGCAGCAGGAAGTTTATTAACTTCTGTTTTAGCTATTGATGATACAATGACTTTGTATGATAAGGGCACAACTACTGGTATGACAAAAACTACCGGTTTAGCTAGGCAAACATTTGCAGCTGCAACAGCTACTAGAATTTTATCAGCTTCTGATTATACAACTAATAAATGTCATAAGTTATATATAAAGAATACAGATTCTTCTGGTACACATACTGTAGAAATAAAAATAGGTGATTTATCTGGTACTAATGTAAATTTAGGATTTTTAGATCCAGATCAATGGGCTATAGTACCATGGTCAGCAGGAGCTGATGTAAATGTAGAATGTACATCTGCATCAACAGTAGTTGAATGGATGTTAATTTTTGAATAATAAATAAAATAAAAAGATATGGCAACTTTAAACGCGCAAACTAAATTAACAGTATCAGACATAGTAGCTGATGATATTGCATTAGATGTAACAATGTCTCCAAGTGTAATAGCTGGAGGTGTTACAAGTAAAAAATTAACTTCAGCTAGAGCAACAGGTTCTGCCTTAACAGTTGTAGAAGCAACTTATTATGCAGAAGGAACTGTTATTTATTTAAGAAATATGAGTTCTCATGAAACAATTTCTGTAGAGTTAACTGCAGGAACTACTCATTTAACTTTAGGTCCTTTAACTTGGACAGTATTTCCTTGGAAAGCCGCTACAGATATATTAGTTTTTTCAACAAATGGTACAGAAGCTCCTACATTAGAAGTGGGTATATTTTCAGGATCATAATAATAAATAAAATAAATAGATATGGCAACATTAACAGGACAATTAAAATTAGACATTTCAGGAATAACTTCTGATGCAATTTCTATAGATGAAAGTTTTACATTTACAGCTACCTCTGGTGGAGTTACTAGTAGATCTATTGATACAACAGCTACTTCTGGAGAAAAAGTTATAGAAGCTGATGAATATGCAGCAGGTGATATTGTATATTTAAGAAACAGATCTACAGGAACTGATGTTATTACAATTAGATTAGGAGCTGATGTAGATGGAGAATTTGAATTAAAGGCTGGACAGTTTGCAATATTTCCTTGGGCAAAAAATGCAGATGTATTGGCATATACAAGTGCTAATGCTCCTGTATTAGAAATTGGAACATTTGCAGCATAGGTCATGGCAAAAGAATTAAATGAAGACACAGGTTTTAAGGTTAGTATAAAAACCTTAATTGGTATAGGTGTAGCAATGGCTACAGTTATTGGAATGTGGTTTGCGCTTCAAGCAGATATTGAAGAAGCTAAACTACTTCCTGAGCCACCTGCACCAGATGTAACAAGGATGGAGTTTGATATGAAGGATAAAAATATACGTCTCACTATTGAGAACACTCAAGATGATGTGACAGAGATCAAAGAAGATCTTAGACGTATAGAGGACAAAATTGATGATTTAAAATGAAAAACCTAATGATAATATTTCTGCTACTTGCAGGCATAGTTAGTGCACAAGTAGAAGTAATTCATTTTAATGCGGGATGGAATGCATCTAATGATGTTAAGTGGGTAGATGATTTAAATGATTGCGAGATAAAATATATTGACATAGCAAAGAATACTAAAGCTCAAACTAAATATGAAATAACTGTTGTTCCAACAATATTAATATTGGATGATGGAGAAGAAGATGAAAGATATGAAGCAGATATATCTTTTAGTATGAAGGCTACTAAAGAAGAAGTGCAAGAATACATTGATGAATTAGTAATAAATAAATTTTAAAATGAAGAAATTTTTGTGTAAATTATTATGTATAGTTAGTTTCTATACAATATGTTTAAAATGGTGTGGTAAAACATGCTGTAAAGATAAGTGTTAATTAATAAATAATAAAGAATATGGCAACTTTAACAAGTGTATTACAACTTTCAACAAGCGGTGTAGCAAAAGATAGAGTAAATGTTACTTTTTCTAAAATAGCAAATATAAAAAATCCTGCTATTCAGACTGGTACAATGAACATATCAACTATTGTTCCTATAGCTACTGCACCTTCAGGTTCAGGAGCTAGTGACGGTATGTATATGTATATAAAGAATTTGGATGCTAGTGCGTTTTTGAATGTTACCTTTGACTCAAACAATACATTAAAGATAGGACCGGGTGAGGTTAGTTTCTTTTGTGTTCATGATGCAAGGGTTGTAAAAGGTACTGCTAGTACTGGAACTATAAAAATAGAGTACGGCACATGGACATTAGATAAGTATTAAAAATAAGTACTATGTCTAGGTATGTAATGTTGATTGTGTGTATACTATCAAGTATAGCACACTCACAGTCTGATTCATGGATTGAAATAGAATTTCAATTTGACGGATATGCTGAGGAAGTGTCATGGAGTTTTTATAATTCTACTGATACTATTTCTGTTGATACAGGTTTCTATTCAGAGGGACAACCTAATGCATATCAATTCATAGAATTAGATTCTGGAGATTATACATTTCAATTAATGGATTCATGGGGTGATGGCTTGTCATATCCTGAAGATGGTTGGTGTTTAGTTTCTAATGCTTGTCAAGACACTTTATTCTTTGTAGAAGGTGATTATGGTATGGGCCTAATTGAATCCCTTACAATTGCTCCCTGTGCTCCTCCTGAGCCTGCAGTAATTGATTGTATGGATGAAAACGCAACAAACTATAATCCAGATGCTGATGTAAATGATCAGTCTTTATGTGAATATCCACCATGTGAAGGTTGGGGTGAACCTTTTGTAGATCAGGTATGTGATGGTGGTCAAGCACTTCTTTATTGGAATTGGGAAGCTTCAGATAATCCTAATTGTAATGTAATTCAAATAATTTATAGCGGTGAAAACACTAACTCTTACAACTTTGATGTTGATATAGACAATGGTATATGGGGTGTTTATACTGGTAATGGTCAGATGCCTCCTAACTGGGAAGAGGAATATTCATTCCAAGCAATGTTTGCTGATAGTACTATGTCAGATACATTATTTCATACACCATACCCATGTACACAAGGATGTACAGATGATAATGCTCCTAATTATAATCCATGGGCTACAGTAGATGACGGATCTTGTGGAGGTCAAGCATGTGATGCGGGATACACTTCTATAACAGTAGATATAACTTTAGATAATTGGCCAGGTGAAACAGGATGGTCAATTGTTAGTGGTGGGGTAATAGATGAGCATGCTGATGGAGATTATGACTATCAAGATATAGGTCAAACATTTTCATATTCTTATTGTGTAATGGAAGATGGATTTGAATTTATTGTTTCAGATACCTTTGGAGATGGATTAGCCGGTTCTACTTCAGGTGGAGATCTTGATGGAGACATTGTTATAAAAGGATGTGACGGGGATACAATAACAGCTTTATCTTCCGGAACTTGGTTAAACGCAGCACAAGACACGGTAGGTGTTGGTTTTGGTAGTGTAGCTTATTCAGGATGGCAACAAGCTACTATATGTGAAACAAATGATGTTTCAGGATGCACTGATCCAACATATCAAGAATTTAATCCAGAAGCTGTTATAGATGATTACTCATGTGTTACAGAGCATATATACGGTTGTATAAATGAAAATGCTTTTAACTATGATGAAAACGCAACAGCAATGGATATATATCCTAACTGTAACTATGAACTATGGATAGGAGATGCAGCTGCTGATGGTTGGGGTAACTCATTCTTAGGAGTTGTACAAGGTGACAATCAATGGTCATTCACAATGGGTCCAGGAGAATATGAACAAACTTTTCCTATTTGGCTAGAAACAGATAAACCGGTAAAGATATTTTACTTTGAAGTAGGTGGAGCACAAACTCCTCCAGAAGAGGTGGCTTTTCAAACACTACATAATTCATTTAAGTTAACAAATGATAATGGTGTAATACTAATGTATGAAGGAGGAAATCCTTTTGCAGGTAACGGTCAAGGTGCGCTTCAAGCTTTTGAACCTCCATTTTTTCAGACATATCAAGCAATGCCTTTCTGTGGTACACTCTGTATTCCTACAGTAGAAGGTTGTTTAGATGCTACAGCACTAAACTATAACGAAGAGGCAAATACAGATGACGGTAGCTGCATAGAGATTATAGAAGGTTGTACTAATGAATTAGCTTTCAACTATGATGAAGAAGCTAACTATGATGACGGGTCATGTGAAGCTGTAGTTGTTGGTTGCATGGATGAGATAGCATGGAACTACAATGAGGATGCTAATACAGATGGTGGTGACTGTATATATTTAGGATGTACAGACATTGATGCTTGTAACTACAATGCTAATGCTAATGCAGATAGTGGGGGTTGTACTTATCCTGATGACTACTATAATTGTAGTGATGTGTGTATAAATGATGCTGACGCAGATGGAGTATGTGATGAGCTTGAAGTACTAGGATGTACTAGTGTAGCTGCTATTAACTACAATCCAGAAGCAACTGATAATGATGGTTCTTGTATAGGTATAGTTTATGGATGTACAGACCCAGTAGCGTTTAACTATGATGAAACTGCTAATACAGACAACGGTTCTTGTGTACCTGTAATATTTGGTTGTACAAATTCAGCGGCATTAAATTATAATGCTACTGCTAATACTGATAACGGGTCATGTATTACAGTAGTAACAGGTTGCACAGACTCAGCAGCACTTAATTATAATGAAAATGCAAATGTAGAAGATGGAAGTTGTATAGATGTAGTATACGGATGTACTGATTCTACTGCACTTAATTACAATGAATTAGCAAATACAGATAACGGTTCTTGTATTACTATTATTTATGGATGCACAGACCCTGATGCTCTTAACTATGATGAGCTAGCTAACGTTGATGATTTTAGTTGTATTGATCCAGTATATGGTTGTACAGATTCAAATTCTTATAATTATAATGAATTAGCTAACGTAGATAATGAAAGTTGTATAGACTTTGCATATGGGTGCATTGATTCAGATGCTCTTAACTATGATGCTTCAGCAAATACTTTAGATCCTGATGTACCATGTTGCTATGTTAGTGGATGTACTGATTCAGCTGCATTAAACTACAATATAAATGCGTGTTATGATGATGGGTCATGTGTAGAAATTATAGAAGGGTGTGCTGATCCTAATGCATATAACTATGATCCGCTAGTTAACTTACCAGATAATACTGATTGTCTTTATGATGCTGGTTGCTATGGTGGGCCAGGTGAACCTTATTGGTTAAATGATCCTTGTTATGCTTGGGTTATAGATGTGGATAGTTATTGTTGTACATCTATATGGGATGATACTTGTCAATCTATGTATAACTATTGTGAAGATGGGTGGCCAGTTAGTATAGATGAACTATCAGGTAGTGATATAGTTGTTTATCCAAATCCTACAGCAAATACTTTTACTATAGAAACAAGATTAAATGTTGATGTAGAACTATATAATATGGTAGGTGAGCTTATAAAAGTAGATAATATAAAAAGAATAGATGTATCAGATTACCCTGATGGAATATATAATTTGATTATTACATATGATAAAATAAGAATAACAAAGAAAATAATTAAACTATGAAATACTTAGCAGCAATATGGGTTCTATTAATTGTAGGTTGTGGATTATTTAATCCTGCAAAGTATAATCCTAATCCAAGACCAGTGGTAGAAGAGTGTTGTCCTAAAGATTCAATAAGAGTTGATACAATAAGATTAACAAACGGAGTAGATCATATTATAATGTTAGATACAGTTAAAGTAAAATGAGAATAATTTTATCCATATTATTACTTTTATCATTTACGATAAATGCACAAGAAGAAAATAAATTTAAGAAAGAACTTAAAAAGACTTTTAAGTTTTCTACATTCTATGCTGCAGTAAACGGTGGAACTTCTATTTCAGATCAGAATGTATATTCTGTATTAGACCAACTTCAAACCGATGTAATAGAAACCCCATTTGATTATGCCTTAACTCTAGGTGTAAGAAAGATACAGAGATTTGGATACGAGAACAAGGCTAACACATTCAAGGATGGTACAGAAGCTTCATACTCTGATGCCGCTACCATTGGACGAACTAAAGGATTTGAGTTTTTATTTGAGATGGATTACCAAAGAAAGTTTGGTGATACATACATAGACCAAAATCATTTTTTACGATACTTAGCAGACAAATGGGTTGTTAAAGTAGAGTACTTACAAGACGGTTTTGCTGATGTAGAGTATATGGAGGCATCACAAAGATACAGACATAAACTAGGAAAGAGAATTTCTCTTACTGCTGGAGCTGTACAACGAATATCTGAACCTTATGGTTTTGATCCATTAGCTGACTGGGTGTTATCCAATGGGAATATACACTATACAAACCTTGCTTTAGAGGAAGGGTACACAATTGGTTTTGACCCAACAGGAATAAGCTACTTTAACCCTAGTGGATCGGTAGTTGCTACAAGTAGTGAAGTTTGGGAAGAAGTGGTGATCCCACAAGTTCTTGATGATTATGTTAAAGCAAGTAAAGATGCATTACCTGTACAGTGGTGTCACTCATTAGTAATTGGTTTTGATTATTACTACTACACTAAAAGTATCTGGTTACACTCATGGGGTAATGTACTTCCTGTTCATCTTAATACAGGAGGAGACTACTCATATCACAACTTTAATGGTGGTAATTGGATAGATTATTCTGCTGGTTTAATTTTTGGATATAAGATTAATAAGAATCTTGGTCTTTTTATTGAAGGTAAATATAACAAGTATTGGAACAGGGACTGGCATGATTTCAAGTTTGGAATAAATTATATTATTCTTTAGATTTTCCCTATTTTTTTGTATATTATAGTATAACCAAAACCGTAAAATTATGAACTGGATTAACAGTTGGCGTGAAGGTAACAAAAAGAATATTGTTGACTTCACATTTAGATTTGGGGTAATAACCCTATTTGAATTAAATTGGAACCCGAAGAAAAGCTTTAGGTTAATAGTATTAAATTTTGGATTTGAGCTATGATGAAAGGTCTTAAAAATATTAGTATTACTGATACTAGAACACAAATGACTTTTTGTGCAAGCTGTAAAACATGCCCAGCAATAGACATTTCCAAAGACTCAGATAAAGTAATAGTGGGTGGTAAAGACGAAGGTTACACCCACTTCACTAAAGATCAGTTTGCTTTATTTGTAAAAACAGTTAAAGAAGGCATGTATGATAAATATTTCACTAAAGACTGTGTCTGTGGAACTACATCTAATGAAGATGGTACTTGTGATGGAACTCACAAAAATGTTTGTGATGAACCTTCAGATCTGAATGAAGATGTACCATTTGGAGATTAAATATTAATGATATGCCAGGTAAACTAGGAAGAAAAATAGCACAACTTTTTAAAAAAGGTGCAAAAAAAACAAAAGATACTCTTAAAGAAATTAAGTACACTGTTAGAGATAAAGGTACTGTTAGAGACATGAGATGGAAAGAAAGAAATCCAGAAGGATATCATTATAACATGATAAGAAAGAATAAACCTTATAGTGGTACAGGATCTAATCAATTTGGAGGAGAACAAGTAACTAATCATAAAGGTATGAAAGTTCCAGGTATGTATAAAGATGGTGGTTCAAAATATAAAAAATGAGAAAAAGAGTATTAGGTGGACCGCGAAGAGTTAAGAAAAAACTAGTTATAAAAAAAAACGGTGGTAAAGTAGAACCTACTGGATCAACCGCTGATAAACAGTTAAAAGATTTAAAAGAACGTTATATGAAAAAAAATAAAAAAATGTCTTATAAAAAAGGAGGTCCAAAATATAAAAAAGGTGGTTCTAAACCAGATTATTTAGATTTTGACAAAGATGGTAATACAACTGAACCTATGAAGAGTACATATTATGGGGGTGGATCTATTTATACTAAAAAAGGTAAAAAGATTCCTGGAATGCAAATGGGAGGTGTACCAAGACCACAACAAATGCCACCTTCCGAAAAAGATATGATAGCTATGCGTCAAAAACCTCAACCTGTAAGTCCTTCTGAGCCTGACTTTCCTCCTATGGAAGAAAATCAGCCTGATGCTAGAGGAAATTTAATTCAAACACCCGGAATGAATAGATCTATGTTAACACAAGAGATGATAGATGCAGGATATACAGCAGATGAAAAAGGTTTTATTGATGGACCTAAAAATCAACCAGAAATGGCAGTTAGTGGAAATGCAAGAACGAGACATATGGACAGCTTGGGTAATAGATTATTAAAACAAAAAGGTGGAGCAGTATATACTAAAAAAGGAATGAGAGTTCCTGGAATGAGAAAAGGAAGATAAAATGCCTATTTTTAATAAATTAAGGAAAAAAAGAATAGAGAATAAGATTAATAAACTTAACTCTAGAACAGAAGAGCTTCAGGGTATACCAGAAGGCTACTTTCAACAACCTGCATGGGATGAAGGTGGTTCAGAAGTTGTAAAAAACACAAAAAAGGTAATAGACTTGAAAGATAGATTAAAAAAGTTTAAAAAATATGGTGGTTGTGTAGGACCTAATGGAGTATTATAAATATTAAAAAAGTAAAATTATGCCTGGAAAGAGATTTTTAAAAAAATTATTAAAAAAGAAACCTAAATCAAACCCAAACGTTATAGGTGGTAAAGATGTAACTCAAACAAGATTTAGAGGTGTTAATAGAACAGGTGAAGGTGTTGTAAAAACAGGAGTGCATGGTAAGGTAGAAAAAAGTTACTTCCAAGGTGTAAAAGATTCTGAAAGATTGTTTAAAAAGGTAAAAAAGAACAAGAAAAACAGTTTATGGGATAATAAACAAAGCTTAAAAAATAAAAAATTTGGAGGAGCTGCGGGTCCTAATGGTGTATTATAATGGCTAAAGGAAACACATTTGTATTTAAAGGATCTAATGCTACAAAAAAAAGAAGAGGTGTACATAGTAAAAATGCTAGTAAATCTCAAAATGCATATAAAAAACTCTATAGAGGACAAGGAAAATAAAATTTAAAATTATGCCAGGAAAGTTTTTAAAAAAGTTATTTAAGAAAGGTTCTAAACCAAAATCTTATAAAATAGATGGTAAAATAGTTAATGAACTTCCTGATGGAAGAAAATTATCTAAAGAATATCTTAAAAAGAATCCTAGTCAATCTTTAAAAGGCACTCCTAAAGATTTTGAAGTGTCATGGGCAAACTATTTAAGAGAAAAAGGATTAGTTAATCAAAATCCTGGAAAAGTTAAAAATTGGAAGTCAAAAAAGAGTTATGGAGGGTCCGTGGGTCCCAATGGAATATTATAAAGTTAAGATTATGCCTGGTAAGAAAATTTTACAGAAGATAGCAAAAAGAAAAAAGACTACTAAAAAAGGAGTGGAGTATGGTCCTGACTATAAGAATTTAGATGATGTTATAGAAAGAAAATATTCAAATTTTTATCCAAACATTACTAAAAGTAAAACAGATGTATCTAATTTAAATGAAACCTTTATGAGGAATCAAAATCCATATAAAAACGTCTGGAATAAAAAAAAATCAACTCGTCCAGATTCATTTTGGGAGATAAAAGGATATAAAGATGGAGGGGCAGTAGGGCCTAATGGGATTTTATAAACTAAAAACATAAATTATGGGAATATTAAATAAAATATTTTCTGGAGGAGCTAGCAAATTAGTTGAATCGGTAGGTGGTGTTATAGATAATTTAGTAACAACAGATGAAGAAAAGCTTGATGCAAAAAGAAAGCTTAAAGAAATGATCATGAACCATGAGGTTCAGATGGAAAAAAATATAACTGACCGTTGGACTGCAGATATGAATTCTGATAGTTGGTTAAGTAAAAATGTAAGACCTATGGTTCTTATTTTTTTAATTATATGCACTATGCTTCTTATCTTTATTGATGCAGGAGCAGTGTCATTTGAAGTAGAAGAAAAATGGACAGATTTACTTCAGTTAGTATTAATAACAGTTATTGGTGCCTACTTTGGTGGTAGGACTGCTGAAAAATTTAAAAAGAAATAGTTATGCCTGGTAAAAAGAAAATAATAAAAAAAATTGTTAAGCCTCCTAAGCCTCCGAAGAAGCCTAAGAATACTAATAAGAATATTAATAAAAAAAATACTAGCAATAAAAAAAATACTAGTAGTAAAAAGTCTAATACTAGTAATAAAAATAAAACAAATACTACTACTAGTAATAAAAATTGGGACAACCCTAAAATAACTACAGGTGATGCTGCTAAAAAAATAGTTGCTACTGGAGGTAAGAATATAGGTAAATTTATAAAATATGGTACAATATTGGCTGGTATAAAAGAAACACTTGGTGATTGGACCGGTTTAACTAATCTTATAACTGGTAAAGGAAAATATGCTGCTCCATCTAAAAACATGGAAAACTATGATGCAAATCCTGGAATTAAAGGAAATACTAAAGATCCTGATAACAAAAACTATGAAGTTCCTGATCAATTTCAACAAGGTGGACCTGTTTTTAACTTTAAAGGTCAACAAGTTCCTGGTATGAGAACTGATGCTCCTATGACTAGAGATGAAAGAGGTGTCTATAGAAGAGGAGGATCTAAATATAAAAAAGGAGGATCTAAATATTAGTACACCCAGTAGGACTTGAACCTACAACCTACAGCTTAGAAGGCTGTCGCTCTATCCAATTGAGCTATGAGTGCATAAAAAAAGAGGGACTTACGTCCCTCTCTTCATATATGGAGGTATTGGTTTTAATTACCTCTCTCTTTGATAAGTCCCTCAATAATAATTAAATAGTTTATGGCATCTCCTATTTTCTCATCTAAGAGTTCATCAGTTGGGACTTCATCAGGGCATTTGCTAATAATATTTTTGATTGACTCAAAGTGTTTACAAGCATATTCCCAAGCTACACCTTCTGGTGTATCATGAAAAGAAAAACCTACTCCTTTTTTAAATGATTGGAATACATCTAGGTCAGTAGCATATTCGTTCATTTTTCTAGAATAAGTTTCTCTAGTCTTTTCAAATCTCTTTTCTAAGAGATCTTTAAAGTCTTTAATTTTCATCTAAAATTATATTCATGTTATTAACATGATCTTCTGAAGTTTTAACATCAACATTTTTAACGTCAATATTATTTTCATTTATATTTTTAGGAATGCTAGGCATACCCATGTCATTTAATGACACTTTAATGGTTTTTTTCATAATAAAATTTTTAATTAACAAATATCTATAGTACTTCTATAGTTTATTTAAGTTCTCCGTAACATTTTTTCATCAGTTTTGTAAGTTTTAACTCAAACCAAGTAACAACCTCAACTATTGCTGTAAGTATAAGAGCTGTAATCCAAAATATTACTATAACAACTAGTAAAAATGTACCAATTATCATTTTAAAGTATTCAATAAGAGTTTTCATATTATTATTTTAAAATATATATCTAATTTTATTCCACGGTATTACTTTATCATGTACATCAGTGAAATGTTGTATAAATTGTTTTTTTATATGTCTAATATATCTAAGATTTTGACTCCCATATTGCGATATTTTATCTTCTTGTAAATCAGGTCTCCATAAATCTTCTTCTCCTGGTATATTATTTAACTCATTACTAAAATGTTTATCTACATTATGAGTTAAAAATATACATTCTGCTAATACGTTTTCTTCATTTATTATATTACTATTAATTAATTCAAAAAGCTCTTCATAATCTGTTAACCATCCTCTATATACTATTATAGGACTAAAGTTAATATGTACTTCATATCCTGCATCTTGAAATTTATCTATTGCTTTTATTCTTTCTAATATGGTAGATGTATTAGGCTCGTGAACTTTTCTTTTATTTTCAGGCATCATACTAAATCTTATTCTTATTTTTTTATTAGGATTATACTTTAATAAATCTTCATTAACATATTTAGTTGCAAAACTTCCCATAATATTATCATGATGTTTAAAGAAATCAAATATTCTTTCCCATTCATGATGCTTAGCATGAAGAGCAAAATCTTCATTACAGCTAATATCATAGGTAATATATTTATGATGTGTTTGATTTGGTTTTTCTACTTCTACTGAAGCAAATAAAGCATGTGTATTTATTTCTGTTAAAATTTGATTGGTGTTTGTTGATATAGACAATCCTTTAGGTTTATGCCTTTTCATATAACAATATGAACAGTTATATAGACATCCCCAGCCAAAACTAGGAGATATAAAGTCTGTAGACCTGCCTGATTGGCGGATCTTCAGACTTTTTCTAATATCTTTTGTGATTAGTGTCATATTTTAAATTCATCAAATGTGTCATAGTCTTGAGCTTCCATATCAGCATCAAAATCTGATCCTGTCATAATAGCTTGACTATAAACTCCTGCAGCATCTTCATTTCCAAATACTACACCAAATTCTTCACTTATATGACCATTGCCATTTTTATCTACCCAGTTTTTATCCATTTGATGTAAACCGGATTGACTTAATAGTTCTGCAGTCATAAACTCATGAAACTTAACTTGATCACTCATCCATGTTCTTGGGTGAGATTTCTTAAAAGAATGTGTAACATGATTATAAAATGTCCATGCATTATTAAGATCAGCATTATAGTTATATGATGGATCTTTTATTTCTGCTTTAATAATAGAAACTTGTGAAGCATCTATGATCTCCTCATCCAAAAATAATCTACCCACTAATTCAGCTTGACTTTTCTTAGGTAAGAATATTTTTCTCATCTGATTTTTGTCTTGAATTAACTTGGTATAGTACTTATTAGCTGATTTAATTTGTGAACTTATTTGAGTATGAATATCATGATCTGCTTTACCTGTATGTTTTCTAGCATAGTTTGCCATGTCTCCACATAACATCCCATTGCTACATACATTTACAAAAGCTCCTACAGCACACTGAAATCTTGTACTTTTATCATAAGAATTAGTCCAGGCAAACATCATACCCATTTCTTCATCTTCATTTGAAGCAAGGTGATATACTCCCTGTGCTACTTTAGCATTCATATTTGCTCTGTAAAGTTCTTTTGTGATTGTAAATCCACTTTTGTCTAATAGAGTTTTAGTAACATCTATGACATCTTTATGAGGAATAACTGTATAAGTTTTTCCATGACTTGGTAATGGTGCTGCCACTAAAAAGTCTCTTGTAGTAGTTGTTGGTCTTGTGTATCCCATAATTTTAGTTGGTTTATTGCCAATAGGGGGCCGTGCACGAATGATCTGTAAAATCTTTATTACAACGACCTTTGACCCCCCTTGGACTTATTTACAAATATAATAATAAAACTTATTCAAACAACAACAATTGGTCACTTTTTACACCAATTATGTTATTTATTTCCTTCTCAATTGCATTTAGATAATATTTTTCATTAATGTCATAGTCTGACCATTTTTTATTTTCTATTTTATTCATTACAGTTTGAACCCATTGCCCAGACTCTAATTGAATTTCTCTTTTATCATTCTTATTTATCTTTACGATCTTACAACCTTTATTTGAAATATAATATCTATTAATTTTCTGCAATTCATCTTGTTTTGCAATTCTATCCTTAACATATATAGCGTGTTGTCTCCACACTCCTTTAGATTTAGCTCCTATACAGTAATCAAGAATATTTCTATTATGTTTTAATGTATGTTCTGGTAAAGTTCCATCAACAAAGTACGCATACAATGCTTTTGGAATGATCAGTTTAGACTTGTTCTTATGAAGAGCTAACCCTTCATATTCAAATCTACCTTTACATTTAGCCTTACCATTAGTGTCAACAGCTATATAGTTATTGACATCAGCTAATACTAATTTACTATACTGATCATGTTCTAAGTTAAGATTGGTAATCTCCTCCCATTCTTTACATATCTCCATATATAAGTCTACCTTATCCCGCGGGATTATAGTCTCAACACCATCAGTGTTTTGCATTAAAGCAACAGCCTCTGGTATTCTAGTCATAATCATCTCATACAACATCATTAGTGTAAGTTGACCGTTAACAGTGATAAACATAGTAAACTGCGGATCATACAGGAAAGAGTTCTTGTCATTACTAAGACCATATGTACTATTAAGTATAATTTTATACACATAGTTCATAGGGTCACTCTTTGGTATCTTCTTTCTTTCATCAAAGAACCATTTATATAATTCACAAAACTTTTCTTTAGGTATATGAGCCGGTGCATATTGATTAACAATAGCTAAATTAGGATAGAAGCTGGTAACATCTGAAGACATTATAACCTTCTTAGTATCAGACTCATACACCCCAGCTTTAGTAGCACCATGGGCACCACCTAATCCGAAGTCAGTTTTAACACCTTTATATTTTACAGAAGATTTAAACCCTCCTTTAGTATAATTAGGATTTACTTCTACTGTTTTAAACTTTTCTAATAAAGTTTTAAATTCAGGTGTCTCAAACTTAACATAGTCTAGTATAAGATCATTTACCTTAATTACATTTCTAAAAGTTCTCAACTTCTTAACTTCATATTTTGGCATGTCCAGTTCTTTACTAAGATAGTAAGCAAAAATCTCTTTACTTATTCTTGGTTCAGATGCACTAAACAAGTTAATATTATATTTTTCAGTTAAGTTCTTTCTTAATGCAATCAAAGGTTTACATCTATTAAAGATCTCTTTAGTTGCTTCCACATCATTAATACAGTATTCAATAATTAGATCTAACTGATCCTGTGTATTTATCTCTGTTTCATGGTGTATAGGCATGTCTAAAATATTATCCCAATCCATAGTGTATTCTATCCACTTAAGACTAGATCTCTTAGCCATGTTATCCCAATGGTTTAATTTAAATACATCTATTTGTTTAATAGACATGTGCCATTCAGGAAACTCTTGAAATTCATGGGCATTACTTTTTTCTATACATTTTTGTGCACAACCGTAAATCTCTTGAGCAATCTCTTCTCCGTCCATGAGTTTTAAATTCTCATAATCTTTTATTATATAGTGAGTGATCTGTGCATCAAATGCTAATCCATTATAGGATATGTGCCACTCTTTATTCCGTATATTTTCTTTTAAGAATTCTATGAACTTATCAAAATCATTTTGCAGTTTACATATTGAAAAGATTTTAGTCTCTTCAGTTTTGTAATGTGTAAATACACCCACAAAACAATTAGATAATGTTTCATAATCCATTACCCAATGATTCATATAATTAAAATTTAGTATAAAAAAAGGGAGCTGTCACACAAACCAACTCCCTTTACCATGAAAACATGAGGACTTTATGGTGCCCCAAACCTTTTCCTTATGCTTTTGTAACCATTTCTGGTTTACCTACAGGAATAATTTTATCTTTTGCCTCTTTTGGTTGAGTCATAGATTTATAATCAAATTCTTTTGCATTTACTGCAAATGATTCAATAAAACCGTTAATTTCTTCAGGTGTAAGTAAGTAAAATTCAGAAAATGTATCTACTAATCTTCTTTCTTCTTTATATTCTTTATTATTTGGTCTTGGTTTACCCTTAACAGGTATATGATCTCCATTATCATCTAACTTAGGGACCATATGATAAGATTGTTTCATTACTTTACTTATAACTGCAAGAACTTTATCCTTTGCGGAGAACATACATTCAACATAAGGACAGTCTAATGTTATAGGAACTAATTTAAATGATTTTTCCATGCTCTGAAAATCAGGAGCATTTACTAAAATCATATTTTTTCCAGCTTTTGACATAGTTTTAAATTTTAAAATTCTTTCAAATATAATATTTTTATTTAAATAAAGCTAATTCAACTAATTCTGTTTCAAAATTTTCTTTTTTTAAATCTGGTTTATCACATAATTCTCCTACTTCTTCTAAATCACTTATATTTATATTTAATATTTCTGAATATACTTCATAATATCTTTTTGGATATAAATAGCTTTCTATATATTCTGATAAAGTTCCTATTTCTCCAAAAAATTCTTTTATAATCTTCTTTGTTAATGCTGAAAATTTAGAGTACTTACCTTCTTTAAACATTTTCATGTCATGTTTAAAATAGTTTAAATTAAATGTTATTATATCTAAATGATTTGTATGTGCTTTAAATTCAAAAAATTCATTTGATTCTAATTCTTCTTTTGTAAATTTTTCAAATTCTTTTTTATCATTTTTATCTATATGATAAACACATATTAGTGAATTTATTTCTGGATAATTTTTCCATGATATATAAGTTTCTATAGGCACAAATCTTACACCCTTTCTAATTCCTAGTAAAGGGTATAAGAATACTTTGCTTTTTTGAAAATAAGATTTGTAAATTTTTTTCATAAGGTTACATTGCCGTTAGCAAATACATATGGCAGATCATATTTTCTTTCACTGTAATGATAGTTTGCTTCTTGTAATGATTCCTTCAAAGATGTCATCCATCTTACTAATGTTTCTTCCGATACAGGAAAGACATATACTTGATCATATTTGTCTATAACAACAAATTTAAAAATAATTTTGTAATTCTGTTGATTTTCATCAACATTTTTCATTACAAGTAGTGAATATACGGCTGCTTGTAGCCAATAATTGTAAAAATCCACTGTTTCAGCAAAACTTTCTAATGGTTTTGCAGTAGTTTTAAGATCTACAATAGTTATTGTTTTTGACTCATCATCAACTATATACTTATCAACTATACCTTTTAATCCAAATTTATAATCATTTAATTTACAATCTAATTTCTTTTCATTATATACTTGAATAGTATCCATTTCAAAATCAGTGGCTTCTTGCATCAATAACTTAGTTACATCATCATTAGCCCGGATTATAACAACACGATCCATACAACGTGCAAATGTATCTGCATCAATTATAGTTTTACCTGTTGTTTGTAGAAATTTAAAATACGCTTCACTCTCTTCTGTTATTATTTTATCTAATCTTTTTTGGTCTTCCTTAAATGATTGATATAGATTCTCTTCTTTTAAAGCTTCTAGTATCTGAACATCTAAATCTTTTAACTTCATATAATTATTTGGATCAACAATTTTACTGCTGACATTTCTTAATACTTTTTTGACTGAATCTGTAGGCATCTTTAATGGTGACATAACAAATTCTTCTTCAAACCTATCTGGTTCTAATAGTAGCAGGTGTATTAACCTACCTTCTATCAGATGTTTTTCCATCTTGGTTTCCCTTTCTTTAAGGATATAATCTTTATAAAAAAGTTTTGGTGAAAATAATAACCTGTTTAAGGAAGAGTAACTGAAGTTAAACTCTCCCTTGTAAAACAAGTCTTCTTTAATTTTATCTTGCATAATCATGTGATTCAGTGTATTGATCTACCATGGCTTCTAATGCTTCTAGGTTATCAATAACAGGTTGTTCAACTTTTATTTTTGCTCTAAGTTCTGGTTTTAATTGAATACTCTCAGGACTAATGCTAAAGTTATTTTTACCATCAACACCATATTGACCAGATAATACATCATCATACATTTTCTGAGCAATTTCTTTCCAAGCAACTTCAGTTAATGCATCATCTTTAATTAATTCTTCAAGCATATAATTATATACATGACACCAGTTCCAACCGTTCATATCAATATACTTCTGAAACTTTTTTCTTACGGATTTAAAGTTAACACTATTCCATATAGAAGCATCTTTCATAGAATCACTTAAGAATGCAAATAATAAAGCTAAGTACGTATGAGATTCTTTAATATTACAATTAGCAATCATTGCTAATGCTAAGTTCATATTCTCTTTGTCTCTAGTACCTTGCCAACCACAACCTTCTTCAGTTTTTTCCCAACCAAGCATAGTTTTAAGTTGAATATACATATCCTCAGTTATTACTTCAGAATCTTCTGTAGCAAGATCATTCATATTAGTATCCCAAACAAGTTTAGATAAATTATCTTGTATATTATTCCATTGATCTAATGATTCAATATAATAATGGTATTTGCTACCTTGAGTTAATTTCTTTAATCCTTCAGCCATTTTTTCAAATCTACCAATATTAGTAGCAGTGTCATGATAATATGTACTAAACCATTCTGACTCAATTACAACATGAGCATCTGCAGGTATTTTATTTAAATCATTTACAATTTCATCATAAAGATCATCTTCAAATACATCTTTATAAACTTGTGCCCAAGAAAGTACATCTGCAGGATCTCCTTTTGATAACCATTTAGTACAAAATAATCCATCAAAATACTTTTCAGATACAATACCATAGTCTGCATCATGAAAATCTCTTTTCAATTTAAGATCAAACTTTTCTTGAAGTATCTTTACTTTATCTCTTGATAAACTAAGTCTAGGAAATCTATATAGTGCCGTGGCATTTTTAAGATCAGTAGATGTAATAGTAGAAATATCATCCATTATTTTCTTAATTTCTACATTA